GATCAGGAGGCTCTGCTCATGCAAATGTGGTGGCTTCCGGTGCTGCAGGTTTTATGACTGGTGTAGATAAGGCTAAACTTGATGGTGTGGCTTCTGGTGCAAATAACTACACCCATCCTGCAACACATGATCCAAGTGTCATTACACAAGATTCTTCTAATCGTTTTGTGACTGATGCTGAAAAAGCTGCATGGAACGCTAAACAACCTGCAGGTACTTACGCCGGTGGTACAGGTACTGCTGATGGTACTAACACGGGCGATGAAACTGCTGCTACTATTAAAAGTAAATTGGGTATCAGTACCCTATCTGGTGTAAATACAGGAGATCAAGTAATCCCAACTACTCTTCCTGCAAGTGATGTATATGCATGGGCTAAGGCGGTAAGTAAACCTACTTATACTGCTAGTGAAGTGGGTCTTGCTAATGTAGATAACACTAGCGATGCTTCTAAGCCAGTGAGTACTGCTACTCAAACTGCTTTGGACAATAAGCAAGATACATTAGTATCCGGAACAAACATTAAAACTGTTAATGGTAATAGTATTTTAGGTACAGGGAATATTGTAATTTCCACAGGTCCAACAAATACTGATGGATTAACCGAAGGTGCGACGAACCTTTACTTTTCCACAGCTCGCGTTTCTGGTAAACAAGATACGTCAGGCAAAGATGCTACAGGTGGTTATGTTGGCATGACACTCTTCAAGATTAACTTCAAGAACGCAGCTAATTCATTCACTAGCTTTCTTACCAACGCGAACACTGCGGCTAGAAATTATCTGTTCCCCGATAAAGACGGGACAGTGGCAATGCTGTCCGATATTACAGGTACAAACTCCGGTACAAATACCGGCGACAATGCAAATAATACACAGTATGTGAGCGACTACCGTGCAGCTAATTTTATTGCAGGTACACACTACTTAGCACCGAATGGTAGCGCAGCGTCACTCACAGGATTCCCTACACTAAACCAGAATACTACTGGTACAGCATCAAACGTAACTGGAGTAGTCGCAGGAGTTAATGGTGGTACTGGGGTTAATAATTCTGGCAAGACTATTACCCTTGGCGGCAACCTAACTACGTCTGGAGCGTTCGCCACAACTGTTACTGTTACAGCAGCCACAAGCGTAACGCTACCTACAGCCGGAACGCTTGCTACTAGAGCTGGTATTGAGACACTTACAGGTAAAACGCTACAAGGTGCAAAGGAGGTTAGTGCTACGTTGTCCGGTACAACACCCGTAATTACCGCAGCAAATGGTTCGTTATTGACGTGGGCTTTAACTGGCAATTCGACCCCGACTTCAACCCTTGCAGATGGCGAGTATGTACTTCTGAAAATATCAGATGGAACGGCGTTCACAATTACTTGGACATCGGTAGGCGTGGTTTGGAAAGACGGTGCCGTACCTGCTTTAGCGACTACAGGCTTCACCGAGATTGAACTATGGCGGCAAGGTTCGGTTACGCATGGAGCTAAGGTTGGAGATTTCGCATCATGATCAGTCATCATCTACGCCGCTCAGTCGATCAAAAACCCGCCCCTGTAGTAGCTTCATTTGTTGACCAAGGGGCAGATACAGCCCCCGGTGCTACGTATTCAGTACCAGTACCTTCTGGGACTACTGCGGGAGATTTACTTCTAATGTACTTTTGGTACAAGGGTGATAACGGTTTTGATTTGCAGTCTTCTGGATGGTCTATTGGTTATGGGTACTATTTTAAGTACGCCGGGGCTGGAGAAGTTAGTTACGATTTTTCCTCTCTAAATACAGGTTCAACAGGAACTTATAGGGTGGTCATACTTCGAGTTACAGGTGGGACTTTAACTGTTGGAGGTGCTGAGGTGGGGCCATCGGGTACATCTTTTTCAGTACCAGCAATTACACCTTCGGCAGCTAACTCATTAGTAATTTGTAGGGCGATTGATAGGGTCAATTATGCTGGGTTTGATATTCCGGGTTTCACCAGCATAACAAATGGTGCAGAGCGTAGATTTTCATGGAAGGTATTCTCAGCAAATACAGGAACAGTTTTAGTTAATGCTAGCTCAGGAACAGATAACTACGGACAGCTAATTGGAATCGCACCAGCTTAGGAGAAATAAATTATGCAAAGAGTAAAAGTAAATACGGGTGAAGTTTTAAGCCTTTTCCAACTTTCTCAAACAGAAAACATATCGCTCAACCTGCAAGGCGACCCTGATTTAAGTTTCTTGGGTTACGAACGATTTGTCGAAACACCGATGCCGACAGTGTCCAATGCCATCGTTGACCGAGACGGCGTAGAGCTTGTTGATGGGGTATGGCAGACAAAGTGGAAAGTGACTCCATTCACGACAGAGGAAATCGCATATAGGCAGAGAGTCATAGCTAAGGCTTCAAGACAAGCGCAAGTTGATGCGATCAAGGTTACAACGTCAACAAATAAAACGTTTGACGGTGATGAGACTTCTCAAACGCGAATGGCGCGAGCAATCATTGCCATGCAAGCGACAAATACAGAAACGGTAACTTGGGTATTAGCTAATAACACACCTACACAAGCTACGGTAGCAGAATTGGTAGAAGCACTGGCTTTAGCTGGTGCAGCACAAGCAGCGATATGGGTGATCTAATGAAAAGACTACTAAATTTACTTATAGCTCTGGATCAACTGGTTTATGTAATCATTACCTTTGGTTCAGGTAATCCAGATGAAACCTGTTCTAGTGCAGCTTATCGTATGGAGATGAAAGGTAAGTTCTTTGGCTTCTGGCGACCAATCATAGATGGTATCTTCTTCTTTGATAATAATCATTGTAAAGAAAGCTATGAAAATGAATTGTTACTAAAAGAATTCAGATTAGAAAAAACCAAGTAAATTACTTTATCATCGGTAATTGTTTAGCTGGTTTGTTGTACAATCTTCCGTACTCAGAGCCTTTTAAACTAAACGCTTATAAAACTGAATAGAGGGCTTAAATTGCCCTCTATTTTTATGATTAACTGAACTATTTATTAATAAGAGGCTCTATATGTCTGATCCTGAAAAAACATTTACCCAAGATGAGCTTAATCATATTGTGGCTAGAGAGACGGCTAAATTACAGTTATCTGACTTCAAGAATAACTTGGCGTTAATGAATCAATCTAACACGCAAGCTCTTGCAGATATCAACGCTAAGATAAATCAGATATTTAATATGATCTCCGAACAGAACAAAGAACAGCGTGAAGACCAAGAGAAACTCATTGAATCTTTAAAAAAAGAAATAGAAAAGGACTTCGCATCAAAGATTGATATGATCAATATTTCAAATCGTCTTGATCAACTTTGGATCAAGATATCGGTAGCAATCATGACCTCTATCACATTGGGAGGAATCATTGGTTGGGTAATCACTACTGCTATTAGTGCTGCGGGGATAAACAAATGATAAAAAGAATTCGTAAACCAAAATTAATAGCTGATTGGAAACAGGTGCTGAAACACACCTTAGCAGTCAAATTTGTAATCATCTCAGGCATTTGCTCTGTAGGTGAAATCATTATTGCATATTATCCTGATCTATTTCCTCGTGGAGCTATGGCAGGCTTATCAGGTACATTTGCTTTGCTTGGTTTGATATCTCGTTTTTATTTGCAAAAACAATCTGGGGATGATGATGGCGATCCAAGATAAATCTAAACGTATAGGAGCAGCAACTCTTATTGCGTCAGCAATAGCAATTCCTGCAGAAGGTTTGCGTCAATTTGCTTACTATGATCCTCCGGGTATTCTTACTGTATGTTATGGCTCAACAACGAATGTTGAGAAAGGTAAGAAATACAGCCTAGAAGAGTGTAAGAGCCGTTTAGATTCAGATATGCTATATGCGGTCAGTACTGTTGAAAGATGCGTTCCTGGGCTTCCTGTAGAGGTCCTAGCTGCATTTGGAGATGCAGTGTATAACCTAGGCCCAAGCATTGCATGTGATCAGAAGAAATCTACTGCTGCAAGATACCTGTATAAAGGTGAATTACTTCAAGCGTGTAATCAATTACCAAGATGGAATAAAGCTAAAGTTATGGGGGTATCGATAGAACTCCCTGGACTTACTACAAGACGTTCTAAGGAGAAAGATTTATGTATAAGTGGGCTATCTTAGCTATTGGTTTAATCGCAGGAGGCTACGGAGTAGCCCAGCTTCCTGATTATTATCGTAATCAAGGTGCTGTAGCAGAGCGTACTAAAATCAATAAAGAAATTGCTGCTGCAGTTGATAAAGCAAAGCTTGAAGTTCAGTTAGAGAATGCTGAATTAAAACTTACTTATGAAAAGAATTTTAATGAATGGAAGGTGAGTTATGCTAAAGAACTTGATCGTATTAATGCTAATCGTAATCCTACAGGGTTGTTGTTCAACGCAAGTAAAATATGTGCCGGTTATACCAGAGGAGAAACCAAAACAAGTAGTACCGAAGGAAGCAATGAATCCTCCACCAGAATCCGGTTACTTCCAGAAGAAACTTCAAAAGATCTTGATCAATTAGTTTATGAAGCTGAACTTATATCTGCATCGTTGAGACTGGCTCAAGAAGCAATAAATAAGAGTTCTTGTATGATTGTTGAGGGAAAAGAATAATGGATGTTATTGACGTAGCCAGTGAACAAGAAGCAGTAATGCTTTCTGCACAGATTCAACAAGCTAGTAAGACAAGAAATAAAATTACCCCTAAAGGTAAATGCCATTTTTGTGATGAGGATGCAGAAGAACAGAAACTATTTTGTAATAGTGACTGTTCTTCTGATTATGAGAAGGAACAAAGAATGTTACAACGTAAAGGCAGAGAAGCTTAATGATCTTCTAAAGACTGTAAGACAGCCAAAGATTTAATAGTCAAATCACTTACTGGAAGATGTTTTAATGTTTGTGCATCTAAAATTGCTTCTTTACACTTTCTGTAATCGTCCATATTGAGTATGGGCGAAGAAAGATTTAATAAGCCATCTATTAAAATACTTCTACCATACCCATTAGGGATTTCTGCAAAGTAATGGTAGAGAGTTCTCACATTACACCTTAACTTTCTTAGTCCTTGGTTTCTTTGCTGGAGTTACAGGAACAACTGCTTTAGTTACTACAGCAGGTTTGACTGTAATATCAAAACCAGCTTTCATCAGCTTTAAAGCTACCCGTTCAGGGTTAACTGTGAGTGCATACACAGGTCTGTCAGGACAGTGTTTAGCAAACTCAGGAAAGTCTTTAAGTAACTTTTCTACTGTATTGTATGCAGCCAAAGTAGAAGCTAATTCAGCTTCAATTTCTTTTTTCTTTTCTCGCCAAACAACTACCTCAGCAAGCATTTCTTGTAATTCCGGATGTTTTTTCAAATCAGCAAGGGTAAACTCTTTGAATTGAAAATCATTAGGTACTGCAATAGTGTCATTGAATGTAACATTCGTTGACCAGCTATGAGGTGCCACCACAGGATTATAGAAGTTGGTTCCAGAAACTGCACTAATGTTACTGCGCACTGCTAGCCAATTTTTTGGCAGATGCTTTGTAGCATCTGTGAATTCTTTTGGTACTTGGTTCTTTGCAATCTGAGTAAAGAAAGCTTTGATATCTTTTTCAAGCTGATCTAATTTACCTGGAATTTCAGTTGCTTTGTAGATTGCTGATTGAATTACTTTACGAGATTCATTGGTTAAACGAATTGACATGTTATTTACCTTCTTTCTTTGGTTTTGGTTTAAAAGAATTGCTGTGTACGTTAGAGCACATACGTTGCCTTACCGTTTCCATCTCATCGGAACCTACCCACCATTTAAGAGCAAGTTCTACTTGATCTGATTTGAGGGTGTCTTTAGCAAGGTTTACACCAGCTACAACACCCTCTTGGTATGCTTCCTCAGATTTGTAGTCAAAGTAAGTTAACGCAACTCCTGACCATATTAGGAGGATTCCAAATAGGTATGCATAGTGAAGTCGATTAGGGGTGACTTTGTTCGTTGGAAGCATTTAGTTCCCCTTTAGTCTTATTAAGCAAATCAATCTTGCGCAGTAACTGTGTTTCAGTAGTTTGCGCTTGAGTTTTTGCTACATTAATAAGGGACTCTAAGTGAGCAATTTCATGATCGATATTATCTAAATCACGTAACTCAACTTCTACTTCCATGTCAACTTGACCAAGTTCAGTGTAACCGTGTGGACGCATATCCACTGTCATGAATTCAGTCTTTTTCATGTTTGGGTTATAAAGTACCCAACCTTTGATTTGAATTTTTTGTTTCATTCTGGAATCCAGTTTTGTTGAATGTGGCACCAAGATATTTGGCAAGAATCTGTAATTACAAAACCAGGAACAATATCATTAAGTTCTCCCCCTAAACGATAGAAGAGGGATTCATTAATAGATATAAGTTGTTCATTGGTATCTACAATTACAGTCATTTGTTTCTTCCCATTAGGGAGAATTCTTTGGTTTTTGATTTGCATGATTAGTGAACAGTCATGTTTGGTTCAGATACGTGTTCCATTGCATTATCATGCATGAATTGGATGCGTTTAAACCCTTCTTTATCAATGAAAGCAAAGTCTGTAGTTGGGACAGGAATATCAAAGATATCTTCCCATGCAGATTTTCGGATAGCAATTAATTCGCCGGTACGATCTGCTTCATGTAATTTGATGTGAGCATGTTCTCCTCCGTTATCTACAACGATTAAGAAGAAGTAACCTGCTTCTTTCTGTTTAACATGTTCAGGGCATAGTGAGTACCCTGTGAAAGATTTGGGTTCTAATGAATTGCGCATTCGTCTATCTAGCAAAACAGTTTCAGTATGTTCTATCCCACATACAGGGCAAACTTCAAACCCCATTCCTACATGTGATTTTTCTGTCATATTGATTTTCCTTTTTTGAATTGGAGTGAGACATAGATATCAACTGCTTTATCCATATCTTTTTTTGAGTGACTTATGCCCATTAAATTTAAATCCCATAAACTGAAATTACTTGGAGAGAATTTTTTGGATTTGATTAGGGTTTTATATCTGGCTTGATCTCTAAGAGCTTCAGTAATTCCAGCTCCTTTAATAACATTGCCCTTATTAACACCTAATTGAAATGCGTGTGCAAATAAATCATACTCAGTATAATTTTTATTTGCTATCTTAAAATCTGTTAAGGCTCTTTTTATTCTAATGGGAAAAGTTACCTGTTTTTTTAAGGGCTTCATGATTAAAAATTGAGTAATTTTTTTGCTGCAATTATTTGAGGAGGAATATTATCTGCGAATATAGGACTCCAACAAGAATATGTTGAGTCATTTGAAACTGTGAATGCACCACATTGATACCATACACCCTCATAAATAGAATATACAATGGAATTGATTGGGTATCTATTTGCATTAACAGAGTCGTCATCAGGAAGGGTTTTTAATACATAATCAGGGTATTCCCATAACAGAAACATAATGTCTTTATTGTCCATAATTTTCCTTTCTAAATATGTGGATACTTTAAAATACACACATATTTAGAGCTTCTTACGAAGCTCTAAAATAAACTAAGAATTACTTCTTAGCTGGTTTGGTTACAGACCAACGGTAACTTTTTGTTGTTTTGTCATTAACAATAAGTGTTTGAGGAATACCTTCATTACGACAGTACATACGAGCATCATCACGAGTCTCAAAGTAAACTGTACGAGGTGTCACAGGGATTGGTGACTTTGTTGGTTTGTTTGTAGGAGCAACTTTAGGCAATTCAACCACTGCTGGTTTAACTGCTTTAGGTGTTGCTGGCTTAGTAAACAAATCAATTTCAGCTTGGGTAAATTCAACGCCCAAAGAAGCCATGTAAGCTACACCATAACCACCGACCAATTTACGATTGATAGATTCACTTTGGATGAACAAATCGAAGTTAGCATGATCGCCTGGGTGTAAACGTACATTCTGATGTGTTGGCAAACCCAGCATAGAACGTGCATCTGGGCCACTGAAGAACTTACCAGTTTGACGATCACGAATCAAAATCAACTTGTGTGGGCCTACCTTAGCCTCAGTTTTGGACAACTGATAGAAAGCAGCACCTTTCAAGTATTTTTGACGATGACGCAAGATGAATGTTTGAATTTGGATACCATTGTCTTCTGCCGGCACAACATACAAGGAGATGTCTTTTGCCGGTACTTCGTTCAATGCAGCTACATTGACTTGAGTAGCATTTGCATAGAATGAGGAAGAAGCAGAAGCACCGCCAGCACGAGAACGGAAGTAACCAGTCATTGCAGTTTGTGTTTGAGCAGAAGATGCTGCCATACCTGCAGATGTGGTTTCCCATTCTTGTACATTGTCTTCAGGCACACCAAGATTTTGTACGTACTTACGACCGCCTTTTGGTACACGGAAAACAAATGTCCATTTGCCTGTCGCTTGTTTGTCCTTGATTAACTTAGCAATGCTTTGGGCATTATAAGTTTTTGAACCGTTTTCTTCACCATCAGTGGTAATCATGACCAAGAATGAGACATGATCTTCGCCAGCATCAGGTAAAGAACTGAATAATTCAACCATGTTACCAATACCATCGTACAAAGGAGTATTTCCAGGACAATCCCATTCAGTTACTTCTTTTAAAACATGTGGATTAGAAATAACTACTTGACGCATAACACGGTTATTTGTATAACCCAAGCCGATACCGACTACAGAAACTACTGTGTCTAACATTTCTGCAGAAGCAGCCTGTTTGATTGCAGAGATATTTGCATTGTAGTCAGAGATTGCTGCTTTGCGCAAACTTTCCATTGAACCTGAGTGATCATTGACAAAGCCAATGTAATTCTTTGATTGTTTTTTCATTTGGTTTCTTTCTTAGAGAATTTTTGTTTGATGCTACGGATTATGGAATTAGTCTTGTAACCAAGAATAAATCCAAGAACAAGTGCTAAAGCCATGGCAAGTACAACATCACCACGGCCAGCAAAGATGCCGACGGTTGCCATGATTATTTTTCGATTTTAGGAATCGGGAATGGAACCTTAGTCACTGGTTGACATTGACCGTCATCTGATGCATAAGTTTTCTTAGCAAAATCTGTATCAGTGAGACAACCAACTGTCCCACTTACTGTTGAACATTTAAGTCCTGCCTTGACAGCAGGATTTTCTTTGCTTACCAATTTTGCAGATGCCCAACCATCACCTTGAGGACAAGAAGAAGACTGGGTTGAATCACCCTGGGTTTCTAAAGACCAGCCAGCATACTGAGTGATTTCAGAACGGAATTTCTTTGCGTTGTACTCAGCATTAGCTTTAGCTGTAGCACGGTTCAGTTCCGTTGTGTCAAAAGATGCTTCATTTTTACTGCAAGCTGAGAAAGCTACAACAGCCAGTGCTACAAGGAAAATACGATTAAATTTCATTTTATTTCTTTCAAAAGTTGAGGTAAAAAGAATGGTATGCCTTGAGGGATTTGAACCCATCTGTCTATCGATTATGAGTCGATTGCTTTTACCGGACTTAAGCTAAAGGCACATTCAAATCACTTCCCGGAGGGAAGATTGTATTTCTCTTTGTGGGTATCACATAAAGAAACGATTTCTTCCCGTGAAGCATTATTAGGAAGAGTTAATGGAGTAGCCCAAGATGGAAAATAAATATCCAGAGCTGCACCAAGTTTGACAGTGTCATGTTTTATTTCAGGAAGTTCTTGCCATTGCATCGACTTGATTAATTCCCTATTTACCCATTCCACTACTTCTACCTCATCAATAATCAAGAGGTAAATTGCATCATGAATTAGAGCCACTGGGAGCACTTTTTCTCTGTAAGGAGAGTTGTGTACCTTCTTCATGAAATCATTCGCTGCACGGTTGTTTAGTAAGCCGTATGACTGTCCTAAAGCATTCCCTGCAGTACGTCCTTCTGCTGCTGCTGCAAAAGGCATTTTCTTTGTATTAAACAAAACTTGTTTAAGCAAAGGAGTTCTTACACGCAAACCAAAAGCTACGGTTACATACCCATCTTTACTGGCTTGTATTAGCTTGTCTTGAACGTATTGATCAGATACCTTATACAACTCATGGTAATTCTTTTCAATGGCTTTAGCTTTCTCTTCTGAGAAGCCAAGGTTATTCATTAAAGTAATGTAAGTACCTTGATAGGTAAGAGCAAAGGTAGGTGCTTTTGATTCTTGCCTTAGTTTAGGGTGAGTATCTTTAAGGGAGTTAACTGATACAGGATCAGTTACATCTACATGAAGCAATTCATCTCTAAAATAATAAGCAGCACGTAAGCAATGTCCGTCAAAACCTTGTTCATATACAGCTAACTTGTTTGGGTCTTTGGTAGTTAAGGCAGAAATGTAATCCTCAAGAGAATTAAAATCTGCACCAACATATAACCAACCAGGTGGAGCTTGGAAACATGATTTGATTAATTTACCAAATGTAGAACCACTAGGTAAATTTTGAAGATTCGGGCTACTACTACTAAGTCTTCCTGATACAGTCCCTCCTAAATTGAAGTTACCGAACAGGAAAACATAAGGACTGCTACTTATCCCATCTTTGTTAATTGCATTTTCAAAAGCAGGAATAAATGTAGTAAGTATTTTATTGGTTTTGCCATAGTTGATAATGGCACTAAGCAATTCCTTATCTTCTGGTTTGTCAGTATGATGAATCAACTTTTCTAAAGTATCTGCACCAGTAGCAGGCTGTTTCTTATCAGTGTAATCAATGACAGGAAGTTTCAGAATGTCATAAAGTAGCTGCTGAAGTTGAGGCCCGCTATTAGGATTGAAAACAGAATCTTTAAAATGCTCTAAATTATGTTGCTTGGTTTTGAGTTTTGCATTTGCTTTCTGCATTAACGTATTCTGCAATAAAAAATTCATTGCCTTAATTACTGAAGAATTATTAATGGTATCTACATGTGCTTCTCTTTGAGCAGCTAAATCATTCCTTACATTTATTACTTGATCACGATTCATAGGCATACCAGTTAACTCAAGTTGAATGATGGTCCTTAGACTCGGTAACATGATTACTTGATAGATTTGTTCCTGTTGGTCTGCAATCATTATTGGTGTGTATTTGTCCTTCACATACCAAGTAGATAATGCATCTATCAAATTGTATTCAAGTAATTCAGGAAGAGGAATTTTCCGAATATCCTTGATATCTGATTTAGCCCAATTACCGGCAAACTCATGTGCAAGATCTTTTAAGCCCAGCGTATTGCCGGCAGTAGAGTTAGTCGCAAGATAGCTAATGATTTTTGTATCATCAAAGTTATTATCTTTGGTGAATACATCCAGACCTTCTAACAAACCTTTTGTGTCATTCATCCCTAATAACATGTATAGAGAATAGATGAGTACTTTCACATCGTAGGGTGCATTATGCCAAGTAATCTTTCCAGTGTAAGTAGTAAAGAAATTACGTAACAAATCCCTTATACCAAAATTGGAATTTCTTCCAAGATACTCCCCGCCTACAACATTGTTGAATGCATAGGCATCACAGGAAAATGCAATACCATTGTGTTTATCCCACGCAAAAGAAATAGTTCCAATACCTGCTCCATGAAACAAGAGAGAGAATGTTTCTATATCACAGGTAAGTTCAGGATACTGATGCAAGCTTCTTAAAGCGTGATCAATTTCATGATACGTTTGTGGGTAATAGGCTGAATGGATAATGTTACTTCCTAATACAACATGGCTTCCTGAATAGGTATTTGAAAGTGCTTCCAAACCAAGGATTAATTTATCTTTCAAGCCAGGGTTATAAATTAGTGCTTGATAATTAATCCCCAGCACTACTTTCATATTTTCATACCCAGCTATTGCGCAAGGCAAGACATACCCATAATGAGGGTCTGCTTTAGTGCTCTTGGTTAATAGCTTAAAATAAGTAGAATCACAAACGTATAAATACTCAGTGTGAATACTACTTAATGCAGGAAGCAATTCTTTCAAATATTCTTTGGCAAAGCTAACTGGGATTTTCCCATGTTCATCATAAGCCAGTGTGATGGCTACTACATCATTGGAAGATATTCCTCTCTGGTTTAATGGTTCAATGTAGTTGCTCAATAACTGTTGTTGATTAAAAGAAGATTCCTTTATCAAAACAGCTATTGGATATGTATTAGAGTTACCAAATGCAATATGCTTCATAACTATCCTATTAAAGCATTGAGGGAGAGTTTCATTGAAATGAGATCAAAGAAATGTTTCGAGCTATCTTGGAATGGTTTTACTTCTTCATTAGAGATTTCAGTTTGCTGTTTTTCAAGAAATCCAATATTTAATCCTGTTTTCCCAAAGTAAATGGAAGCTTGAATAATATTCTTATTCATGAAGCTTTCTAAAGAAGTTCCTGTAACCAGCTTAAGCCAGTCAGGAGGATAATTGGATTTGTTTTGTACAGAAGAAATAAAGCTGGATATTGCTTTATTATCTTTATCTGCTTGTGCGATAAAAGATAATAAGGAATCCATTTCACTCCTAAGTTCATCTCTCAACTCTGGAAAATGAATTCTGGTATGTACAGCCAAAGGGATATGCATAGAAGAGTGAGGGTAAACATTTCCTTTGTAACGAAAAGCAAGAATTAAAGGGGTTTCCCCTCCATTTTTAATAATTAAATCATCCATTCTTTTTATGATTAAATTATTTTTCTGAGGAAAAATATCATCCATAATTAAATTAAGAACAGTAGCAGTAAAGCGTTGCCGTTCTCTTCTTACCATTAGAGTATTCTCTAAATATTCACTACTTTCCTTGAGGCTTGTCATACAAAATCTCCAGTGAAATAAACTTTATCAGTTGCACGAGAAGTACCTACATAGAGCATACGTGCTATCTGATTTCCCTGACTGCATTTACTGATGTCGTCAAGATCAATGAATACTTGCTTGTACGTAGAGCCTTGAGCTTTATTGATCGTACAAGCAAAGGCAGATCTTAAATCAATCCACTCACGATTGATAACCCCTAACCGTTGGATGTCATTGTTCTGTTGAAGTTGCTTTATTAAAGCCTTCTTTTCTGCCAAACTCGATGGCATAAAAGTTGTGGTGTCATTATTGAGTTCTACAGAATACCCTTGCAATCCATATTGGACTGCTGGAGTAATATTGGAGATGTAAACATCTTCGTCTGCTTTGAATCCCTTTTTGCCAGCCATACAGAATGCATTATTTACCGCATAATCACCTGGTTTGAAGTTAGGACAACCGGATATGTATTGTACAAGCCCTTGGTTATATTTAATGACAGTTTCATTTCTCCAAGCCAGAAATTTAGAATGGTTTGAATGCCATTCAGGTAACTGAACTGTAGCCAGTAAAGCATTATTGAAATCCCTTCTAGGAAGGTGAATAATACTTTCTCCATCTGGTTTAAATTGTGGAAATACGCCAGAGGATACCGTCTCTCTAAAGAGTGTGGACAGCTCTAAAATAGCTCCAGTGTTTCTGACTACTTTAGTCAATTTTGCGGTAGTAAAACCTGCTAAAAACACTGGGCATACTGAAGACATCACAGGAGTCAATTGAGCTGGATCTCCCATAAAAACAATCTTACATCTGCGCACTGAGCCAAAGATAAGATTTAATAATTCTGAGTCGACATAGCTTGCTTCATCAATGAAAATGATTGCATTTTCAATTGGTTCTTTGAGTGCTGAAATCAAAGTAGTTTTGCCGGTTTTAAGATCCTTTATAGGACGTATGGCAAGCAAACTATGGATGGTTCTAGTTTCCTGTTTACTGAGTCCATAAAGGGCTTGTGCAGCCTTATTTGTGGTTGCAGTAAGGTGTACTTCGTAATCTACAAAGGAAGGGTTAATTCCTCTGATTGCACGAAGTATTAAAGGAAGCTCGTTTAACAAGTGTTTAACTAAAGTTGACTTCCCTGTTCCACTATAACCTTCAATTACAAATGCTGATTCTTTCGGATCAGTAATGAATTTAACAAACATGTTTGAAGCTGCTTGTTGATCATCGGTTAATTTGAATTGGGTAGTGTTATTAGTATTAATGAGGGAAGTCATTTTTGTTTACCTTAAATTTTGAAATGAATTACTTTTCCAAATGGAGCAGTAAATGTTGGGTTGTTATAAATCAACCAGATGACTGGAACTTTTGTATGGACTTTCGGTGGAGAGAATTCTCCATCAGAAAAGATCAAACCAAATTCAGGTTTATTCTTTTCAATCCATTGGATAACAGGAGTAATATTTGTACCTCCTCTTCCATGGAAATCCAGTCGACGTAACTCTTGTAATGAACGCACTTTAATGTCATCAAGAATTCTTGTATCAAAAGGCACCATACGTACTTCTTCTGGTTTTAATACTTTAAAGATTTTGGATACTTCAGAAATCATTACACTGACTTCATGATCTGAAGTTGATCCAGAAAGATCGGGGAATACTGCAAAGTTTGGAATTGCTTCTGCAAACAAAGATGGTAAGAAGTGTCTTGGAAAGTGCCTACGATTTGGTTTTCTGAAACTGTAATCAGTCTTAGAAAATGCACTCAGAAACTTTTGTAAAATGCGATGCCAAGGTAATTTTGGATTGATCATACTATCCAATAATACACCTGCCATACCTGGGATATTTCCAGCTTCTTTACCTGCTTGTTGAGCAGTTTGTACTGCGCGCATTAAAGCTTCTTGAATCTGTTGTTTAACATGTGCTGGTGTAGTGGAGCTTCCGTCTGAAGGATTATTGCCATCAGAATTGCTATTACCTTGTCCTTCACCATCTTCTTCTCCATCACCGCCAGGATCACCTAGATCCATTTGATCTGGGTTGCTTGGGGAATCTTCAAGAAGATCATAAACTTCTTCTGCTGATTTACCAGCATACTTACGATCACAATATCCTCCCGGAGGGATTTCAAATCCACCATCAATAAGCATGTTATTGATTACGTGATCACAAGCTTTGTTATAACGCTCTTTGTCCTTGGAGCCTCTTCTACCTGCATGATCGAAACCAACGTGTAATGCTTCGTGGGTTAATAAACCAATTTGCTGTGGTTGAGTAAGCTTTTGAAAGTAATCAGGATTTAGTTTAATTTCAATACCATTGGTTTTAGCAATAGGTGTTGAATCATCCCATGTTTGACGTAAGCCCATAACAAGGGTAGAAAAAAATACTGAATTACTCTTAGACATTAGAGCAATTTTTGCTTTACTCAAAGCCAGTACATGTGGTTCCATAAATACCTTTCAAAATAAAATAGGAATAGAAATAGATCTCTATTCCTATATCAGTTTGTTTGTTAAATCAAAAGAATGCTTTGCCTTCTTTTACCAACCAGCTTTGTAATTCTGGAGCAGTAATCAAAGTCAAATCACGTTGCACTGCATTACGCAAAGTCACCACTTGGAACTCTGGTAAGAAGCGTGTAACGTATTTTGCTATGTTACTGATGTTATCTTTGTCTGCTACTTGAGAGAGCATAGAAGAAACCAAGAACATAATTCCTGGGGATTGTGGTACAGGTACTGTATCTGGTGCTGTGATGATTGTCTTCAATGAAGGGATTTCATTTGCTAAACGCGTGTATCCAACGAATTCTGCTGCGATACCTTCACCGATAACACCGGCAAATACTGCAATCGCGTTAGCATCATTGACATCGAAACCAGTTTTCAAAATACGGTTTGTGAACTCCCATGTACGAGGACATGCGTAAGTACAATCAGTATGATCTGGATCGAATGTGTACAGCTTGCTTGGGTTGTTACGCAAGTAAGCCATGATACGGAAATCATAGTTTGCTTTGTTTGCGTACTCTAACCAGTCATCTGTAGTGATGCTCAACTGAATATGAGCAAGACGAGATTGCAATGCCGTGCTCATCTCTTCAACGATAGCATTGTCAGTTGCCATGTTACCTGCACAGACTACTTTGACTTTGTCATGCAAATGGTATTGGCCTACCATACGATCCAAAGTCAGTTTGTATGATGCTGCTTGTACTGCACGAGATGCTGATGAGAACTCATCCAAGAACAGTAACCAACCTGAGTAACGTAATTCTTTGCCTTCTGCATCGCGCAAAGCTTGTCCATTGCTATCGAGTTTGATAGGCAATTCATCACCTTGGATTGGGAATGTAGCCATAGGCACATATACAGCTTTTGAACCAGACATATTAGGAAAGCCTAATAAGTCTGTTGGATCGCACTGGGACAAGCGCAAATCGATAACCTTGAGGTTGTACTCTTCTGCAATTGAGTGAATGATTGCAGACTTACCTGTACCTGGGCTACCTACCAACATTGGCACAAGATTTGCCAACATGTAAGTAATGATGTTTTTACGAGCTTGTGAAAGTGAGCATGTGATATTCATGGAAATTTTCCTTATTGAAAATGTAAGTTAATTTTTGGAAGTTAAAAACTTTTGTGCGGCAATAATGCCAGTGAGATCCGGGGTTGGAATAGCAGCTTCTAAGAGAGTCTTAGCATCTTTTTCTGCTTGAGCAAAAACTAAATCTCTTAATTTCATTTTGATTCTATGAACGTATTCAGCTCTTAAAGATTTAGTGATTTCATCTAACTCTTTTTTAGTAAGTTTGGGAATTTCACATTGGTCTAACCAAGCTTCTATTGATTCTTTTTGAATCCGTTGTAAGTAATCCCCTGCAATAGAATTTCCAGATCTACCATTGCAATGATCCAATTTAAATTCATTGTGCCAATCTTTATCAAAGCCCATGAGTTTAAGAAGAATTTCTTTCTTCTTTTTATCCATGTCATTGAATACCATATCCCGAATTTGTTCAGGAGTTTGTTTGGCTTTCCACTGATTAACATAAATGTTAATCATAGAAATATATTCTTCCATTGGATTCAATGAAGGAATAATCTCTTCAGGATCTTCTTGAGTTTCTAATGGCATGATAATTCCAGTGTTTTTTGAAAGGTAATTTTCTTGGCTTGTTTTTCACCAAGATTACCGTTAATGAAAAATTGGTGAATTAACGTATTAATCATACGAATACCAATCGTATTTTTTTCAAAAGAGTCTGTGAGAATTTTCATGATTGGATTCACTACATCTGCTTTTTTGGTTTTTGGAAATAGCGTTAAATATGTCTGCAACAAAACACTGTTTATCAGAATATTCTTCAAGTCTGCAAGAGTTACTTTTTCTAGACCATAAACTAAACCAACACGCCCTAAAAATTCAGTTTTAACACCGAATTCACGAAGACGATCGATATCAATGTTCTCTTCGCCATTGAATGCGCCGGCAAAGATGAATAAGACATTGTCTGTCTTGATATTGATGTATTTACCAAAATCACCATAAACGGAGGCGGAGCCTTCTAATACTTTTAGGAATTCGTTTTGAACTCCGTTAGTAGTTTCATGGGCTAATGCGGAATTTGAATTTCCACTGATGAATAACTTATCGAATTCATCAACGAAACAAATCACAGGTTGTCCACCAAGTTGAGTTAGTGGAGCTAATGCTTTTGATACGCTGTTACCAGCAGTACCTTCTTTTGTTAAGGCAGCAGCATTGACTTCAATAAAAGCCAACTTAAATTCTTCTGCCAAGGTTTGAATGATGTGGGATTTCCCACTACCACTTGGTCCAGTAATAATGAAGTGAGGACGGATCATCGCTTCACTTGATTCAAATATACTGAGGATTTTGCGAATGCTATTGACGGTTTGTTCTGAAGACATGATAGCCTCTAAAAAGAATAAAAAAAAGCTTCCTACTCATAATAGGAAGCCATGTAAACCAGGAAGAATTAGTTGAGTTTTTTCAATTCTGCAGCAATTTCTTCTTCAGACAAGCCAGCCAACTTTTCAGTTTGCTTCTGTGCCAGCAAATCAGTCAACTGACGTTTACGTTCAGCATTTTGTTGTGCATTCACTTTTGCAGCATTTTCTGATTGCTTATGTTCGATTACTGCTTTAACGATTTCCAGTTTGTTTTCCAGATCTTGTTTTGCAGGATTACGCGCAGAGTTAACAAAATCTTCTTCAGCAAATGCTTTGATAGCGCGATTGATTGTTTTCGCCAATGTGTTGAGGTCGTCACTGGAACGAGATTCTAAAGGCAAATGAAACAATTGTTCTACAGTCAATTGACCAACCTTAGAATCGAAGCGATATTGTTTTACTGCAGCGATGAAAAATAATTGATTTATGTTTTCCATGATTTTCTTTCTTAGAAAGTTACGTTGTAAATACCTTGAATTTCTTTTCCTGTAGCCCGGATAATTACTTTATCTGAGCGTGTGGAAGAGAAGCCTAAACCACTCAATTGATCTTGAGTAGGTTCGCATTTGATCTTGCTACCCAAGATTTCAAATGTTTTACGATGTTGAGTTAATGCAGTGTTCAAGAATTCATTAAAGAATCCTCGAACAGGTTGATCATTCTTGCATTTATCAATGAAGAAGAAATGATGCAAATTGCCTTTTGCTTCTTCGCTATCCCAGTGATTAGGAGAGAACATAATCGTATTTACTTTCGTAAATTGATTTGTAGAGATACCCCATTTATCTTGAGAGATGGATGAAGAAGTTAATCCTTTTGTTGGGATGAATTCAGTAACTACACCATTTTTTATTTTGAATGTAGCAATTGATTGATTACCAGAAAAATCACCTTGTTTAGACAACGTATGTACTACACCGGCATTAACCAATTCAAACGAAAAGCCTTTGTTTTCATTGGAACGCTTGGAATACATATTGCTCCAGATAGAATATTCCCCATCTTTAGGGTTATCCCATGTGATATTTTCTACTGGCTCAGTAGTACGAGAACCTGGGCCATTGGCATCAATGTCCAAGAAACCGCCATCTCTTCCACGAGAATTATGGAAGCAGATAATCTCACCTGAAGGTGTTTTTACATGTAAATCTTGGTCATCGATATTGAACCACGCCAGTGAACAACGTAAGGTAGCATTTGTTTTGCCTCCTTTAGCTTTCACACGAGTTTCAATTAATGAGTCAGTTACCCCACCTTCGTATGCCCAACCAAACTCATTTTTCCATTGGAAGAGAGGAGTGGCACCTACAGGATGTTGTGGAGCAGTCAAGGTTACAAAGTTACCTTGATGACGGTTTTCAACGTACAGCTCGATTGAAGAAGCTTTAGGTAAGATGCTCACCATAAAGTCAGCAATCTTGATATCTTTGGCTTTAGTGATATCAACTGGTTTCTCTTTCATGTCAGCTAAAGCTAAGCCAAGCAAACCCTCTTTAAGCTGGTTTTGAACAGAGTTATCTACCCAGAGAACATTCTGAACACTGATGTCAGAAAGATTCGCCATACGGCGCTCTAGGCTCTCTTCCAAACCTAGAGATTTGATTGTATCAACGGCTTGCTTTGCCATTGTCGGTGTGACCAATGATGTTGGATGCTTGTAATTTACAGGATCAACTTTGACACCATAAGCACGTACAGCTACGTCCAAGTCCATACCATCAGATAGATCAACTGCTAATGTGCCGATCACTGTATTGCGGAAGCGTGCAGAAGGTTTATTGTAGTTTTCCCAAACAAACAAATCCTTGTTAGTTGCTTTGATGAATTCTTTTTTCAAACCAATGAATTCATCTACTGCGCGTTTGAATTCTTCACCACGATAAAGAGGTTTGTTTTCTTTATCGTTAATCATGTCCATGATGTCAACTAAGACATCCAAAGTGATTTCTGTTAAACCACGTTTCATGACTTGAACGATTGCATTAATACTGCCTGTTTCTTCACCTACTTTTTGTGTGTAAGCATGTGCAGGAACTACACCATGAAAGTGTTTCCAAGTCTTTACAGCACCGGACTCCAACAATTGTTTTGTTGATTCATTGCCATAAGTCTTTTCGTTAGAGAAGAATACTTTTTCAATTGGTTTAGATAAGACCAATTCATGTAAAGCTTTGGCAACTACATCATAAGGATATTCCAAACCAGGAACATCCCAGATTGTGCTCACAACACCATCTTTGATAGTAACTAAGTTGCCCAAGTTACGGATGAAGTTACTGCAGCAATTACAAGAATGCTCTGTACGAGTCAAGTAGATTGGATCAGTACCTTCAGGAAATGCTTTGAGATAAGCATCAAACAATTCATTACGATCTGCTGTCACTTCATACAAAATGTTCTTTGCCATTGCAGAGTATTTAGTATGGATTGCTTTAGCAAAAGAGGAAAAATTAGACATGTTTATTTCTTTCGTTATTTAATTGGTTTAGAAGAGTGTTGTGATACATCATCAGGATGGATACCAATTCATTTTTGTCTGTAATTGGTAATTTAGATTCAGCAAGAGAAATAACTTCTTCCAGTGAATCCATTGAAGGAAAGAGACTCATTTGTACCGCACGGAGTAGCGGGTCAAGTTCTTTCTTTTCTGGGGTGCTTTTGTTGTTAGACAATTGTTCTTGGGTCATGAATAGTTACCTTGTTATTTTTATCCAATAACAGAGGTAATTGCTGCGTATTTGCTATTGGTTTGTTTTTGTTAGTGGAAGTAAAATCTTCAAGTATTTTTTTGAGTTGATTGTAAGTAACTTGATGTTTTACCGTGAGTTGATAAATGGCATATTGCATACCTTGATAACGCTCTTGATGAGTCGCTACACCGGCTTCGATAAGCACACGTTGGATTGTTCTAGATGAAGTGCTATAAGCTGCTGCAAGCTGTTTCATGTTCATCTGATGGCTTTGCCATTGATAAACAATATTCTTCTTTTGGAGAGGGGTTAAAGATTTAACAGTCATCAGGATCTTCCTCCGGAGAGTGGGCGGGTTTGTTGATTGAATACAAATGAGGGAATTGAGTGGCATTGCCAAAATGTCCTCTTTTTTTATCTAAAGAAACAATTACAGGCCCCTCACTACAATTCCACCAAACAGAATCGGTAATATTGACTACGCCATCTGCAATAAGTAACTCATCAGGATTTAATAGTAATGGGCCTATATCCTTGGTTTTGTGAATCAACTTTGCCTGTTCTGGTGTAAATATGATCATAAAAAGTCCTTACTATATAGTCTTTATATAGTCAAAAATTGAAAATTGGAGAGGTTAGAATATCGTACTTGTCAGTTTGACAAGTATAAAAGAACTACTTAGAAGTATTTACTTGTGCTGGTGGTAGTGGTAAAGGCATCCAATGGCTTACATAACATGCCGAAGGCATTGATGAAAGATCAAACTTACCGTTGATAAATCTAAACTCAGTAAATCTAGTGCCGTAAGATAAGTTACTTCTTGATTTCACAAAGACATCAACAAAACGGTCACCTTCTGGCAAACGATCTTCAACGCTAATCCAACTCTCTTGCTTCACTGGCTCAATGAATGGCGGCTCAAAACCTGCATCAATCATCAATTTCTGAACATTCACAGGAATTGCTCGGAAGTCATGCGCACAGTTTGGGCAAATAACGTGATCGTCGTTAGGCGTCTTGCTCACTGGCTCTTGTGTTTGAGCACTCAGTTTTCCCATGCGGCTCAACCACTCATTATGCCTAGCAGTGTCTGAATCAGTTTGGGTATCTTGCTCTTGTGCTGGCGATGGGCAATCAGGCTTTGGCGCACCAAAATCATGCAGATCCCATGCTTGACCGCAATCTGAGCAAGTATCTTTGCTTTTTTGTTTCACTGGTCGTTGAGCCTTGAAAACAGGATTCGGAATATCGCCAACTGCATGAGTTCCGCAATTCTTTGCTCCACACCCTTGGCACTGTGTTTCGTGTTCGCAAGTGCATATCACGCAACCGCATGGCTGATATTTAGCCATTTCGTTACCGTAACCAATATGGTTTGCTGATAGTGCAGCACCTTCTTTAAACCAAGAAAATGCTGTGCTAGTATCGTCATTAACATAACTTCCATCTTGGTGTGTAGAAAAATCATGACCAGTTATGCCGCGATCAAGATTTGAATATCGCGCTTCAAACAATTCTCTTATCTGTTCTTCCATGATTATTCTCCAAAATATTGCCAAGCTATTGCATTACATTTTGCATGTACTGCACCTATGGTCATGCTTGTCTTGTGATTGTGATGTAAGTGAATTGGGTTGTTGAAGAAGCCAATTGGGAAGAGTGCCTTATTAATTGTAAAGTCAAAGTGTCTTGCCGGCCCGGATAACGGATGTCCACATTCAGAACACTTGCCTTCTTGTTCTTCAACGTATTGCTCACGTACAGCTTTACGCTGCTTAGTTGTGAGCTTGGTGTAATCAATTGGTAGAGTGAATTCCATATTTAACTTTCAGTTTAATCTTTGGTTTAGGATTTACCCAAACACGGGTAGTTGAATGAATAGTTAAGCAGTGATTGTCATATAAGCGTTTGCAAATTATTGTGATTCGATTTTGTACAACAGAATTTCTGATGACTTTATATCGTTCACCATAACGCAAAACAGTCACGTAACTCCCTACAGGTACTTTACCTAATCTAGTGAGCATGATTAACCTTTGGGAAGGGTATCTTCAAAAGACTCATGTTGTTCTCCTATTGTTCTGATTTGATTACTGTTACTACAGTTCATCATATGTAAACGTAAGCCAATGTTGTTACCTCGTCCTAGTTGATGATCTAACCAACCAATACAGTGAGCATCGTCAGTTTCATGACAAGCCATAGCAGATAATGGTTTATTTAGATCAGGTAAAGATCCTGACTCAGCAATTGTGCTACTGAGATTAGCGTGTTTGGTTTCACAGTAACCGTTAGGAATGTCATGAGGATTTACCCCCACTTTCCAAGGACATTTTTTACACTGCACTGTGCGTTTGAGATTCCATGATTTAGTCGACATATAGATACATAGCTCCTGCAAAGATTACCCATCCTGAGTATTCGACTTTAAAGTAAACACCAATTAAACCAGTGATTACTAAAACTGTTGCACAGATAGGTTTGATGATTTCTTTTCTCATTTCATACTCACTAAAAAAGGTGAATTGTGATAAGCCCAGTTGAGAATTCCATAAGCTGCAATAAGCAGGATAAAGACAGTGAGTAAATCCCCTTTCTTATTTCCTCCTAATACTGAGTTAACAAACAGCACGATTAAACCAATGAGAAAAAAGAATAGTCCTATGCAAACTAAAACTAAGAAGTCAATGATTGCCATGATTAATCCTTATGATCCATGAGTTTTACGTCGTTATTTCCATCTTTCCAGCCTTGCTCATAAGACTGTCTTTGGAGATAAGCTACTGCAGAGCGTTCACTGAAGTAAGGTGAATTTGGGTTAGGTACTTCTAAACCAGCACTGATTGCCATATTATTGATACGATGCATCTCAGCTACGTATTCTTGGTTTATAGAAGCAGCTTGCTCAAGTTCTTTAACCCTTGCTTCTTCCAGGGTTAACAATCGATGCCATGTTGAATTGGATTCTTGTAATATCCTTTCAGCATCAAGAAGTTTTTGATCATAAGCTTTTACTAAGTCAGCTATCCGATTTACCTGTGATTGCGCGGTAGGCATCTCTCTCCACATTGCCAGAAATACTTTTCTCCATGTGTCCGGTGTACCTCTACGATATAGATCTTCAACAGCTTCTGCTGCTGCAATCATTTTATCTGTAACGATAGGCTCTTGATGGTTATTCATCTTTTTCCTCATAAAGTTTACGAGTCCATTCAATGGAAAATCCTGCGTAGTCATAACAACGCAAAGTAAATTCAGGACTCAGAGTAGTAACTTTCTTGTTACGTATCCGAGATAAAACTGCCGGGTTTAGACAGGGCTTATTACAGAGATCTGAATCATTTCTCGGTTTCAGTTCTCGGTATAAAGCATTTAAAAGTGTGCGCATTGTCATGATTAGGGTCTTTATTTTTTACATCTAATTATCTTAGAAAGAAAAAATAAAGCCTCTAATTAAAGAGGCTTTATTGTGTTTTATAAAGTCAAGTGACTTTATTATTTTGCGTTGTTACGCGCATTGAATGCATCTACCAAATGTAACAAAGTAGAAATAGAATGCATTGCTGTTGTTTCTTCTGTGGTAGCTTCATTAGCATCACGCATAAATACTTCACCACCGATTTGGTGGATTTCAATCAGATTTTTGCAATCTACCGGTGTGAGGTTGTTGAGTGCTGGATGTATATCTGTCGCTCTTGCAGGCAAGAATTTTTCCAAACTATCTAAAGTAGATGTGAGTTCTGCTTTATGTTCTTGGCATTCACCACAACAATCTTTTTCTTGCGCTTCATCTGGAATGGTTTCGCCAGATTCAAATTGTTTTATCGCAGCAGCAATTGCAGCTTCAATGCCACCGGCTTTTTGTACATCTTCATCTGAAAGTATGATGGATTGCACTTTAGCGCCAGAATTGTTAATTTGAGATTTAAGGAATTTTTTGAAAAGAGCTTCAGTTAAAGCTGCTTTAGCTAATTCTTCTTTAGTTGGCTCTGTATTTTTTGAGTTTGACATACAATTTCCTATAGGATTGTGAGGAATAAAAAAAAATGAGACACCTCAATTAAGAGATGTCTCGGCACTACTACTTCAAAATAGGGGCAGGATGCCCCATGAAAGTTAATTGAATTATGTTAAAGCATAATTAGACTTAAGAATCAAACTAGATAAGTTGTTTGATTTCTTGGTGTAAGTTCCTTTGACACCATGAATCTGACTGAGGATATCTGAGAGTATTTCACTATCAGCTAATTCAGCAAAGATTTCAATGTAATGCTTACGTAACTGTTCCATATATTTAGGAGAACATTTATATTCATCATGAATAGTAATAATCTCAAATGGAGCATGTTCATTCATACTCATACAGATCTCACGTAACTTAATCAACAATGAAGTAGGAATTGCTTTTGCATCTTCATAAGTCAAATAAGGAATCATTGTGATGTCTGTCATCTTGCTGCGTTCATACTGCTCCAAGTAGTAAGCCAACTTAGGAGAAGGTGTGCGGCCATGATAGCTAGTTGCGTATGTATTGCGATAATTAATCTCTGCATTAAGGATACTCAGTGCATTAATTAATTCATTTGGTTTGTAGTTACAACGACGGTGCATTGAACGTAAGATGTAAGCATCAATAGAGTGAATCACATTAGCTGCATTACTTAAACCAGATTTAGTACCTTCATTCTCATAATAATAATAAGTGAAAGTAGCATGATCCAATTCATCAACTTCAATACGAGCTTCCTTTTTCTGCATTACTTTTACACGCGCATAGAAGCCATCAGGAAGTGTCCATGCATGTACTTTAGCATTTGCTTGCCATGAACTCAAAAGCTCTTGGAGAAGCTCCCATGCACCCGGAGCTACAATATTTGCAGCTTGATAGAATGCATTCAATTCAGGGGTATCTTCACCGAAGACTTCTTTAGGTACAAGATTTGAACCATAGAATGAAGTCATCATAGCGCGCTTAGCATTATCTCTTGAAATATCAACTGATAAGCCTTGTTGAATAAGGATATTATTCATGGCTTGGGTTAATGAGGAATACGCATCTGCACGTACATCAGGATCAACTAAACCAGTTGCAGTAGCGCCGGCTATACAGCCTGTTATGGCACTCATGATTTGGATACCTGAGCATACTGAGTCTAGTCCTACAAGGTGCCCTGTAGGTTTTCCTGATTGAACCTGACGGATAGCTAAAACAGCTTTTTTGTACAGAGGTACTGTTTCTGCTTGAGCCGATAAAGCTTCAAGATTTTTGATGTTATCTGTAGCCCATTGAATACGTTCTTCAAATGTGACTTTATCTAAACCAAAGTGATTGGCTAAGTCGATGAGCATGTATTGAAATGGTGTATAAGATTTCATGGAAATGTTCCTATTAGATTGAGGGTAACTAAAAGAGATTTATTTAATGATTAATTGCCTATTAAGGCAATGAGTGCTTGAACTTGTGAAGGTAATTGTTCTAGTTGAGCAGTTTCCCAATTTGAACCCCCATTAGACATAGGGACGTACACATAGTAAATATGTTGTTCTCCGTCTCTATCTAAATATTGCCAGATAGAACCGTGTTCACGTTCATTAATATCTTCATGTACATCGTAATAAAGTATTTTTAATGTATCCGGAAATATCAATCTACCTAATAAATTTGGTTTTCTATGAAGGGTTGGCATGTACTTTCCTATTCTATTAGAGAAATTAAAGCTTTAATCTCAGGAGGAATATCTGTATAAGAGATGTCTCTCCATGACTCGATTATCTCTACAGAATGACAAATAAGGTGCAAACTATCCCCATATTGATGTCCTCTGATGTAAGTCCAAATATCCCCTATCTGTTTATCATGAATGTTTTCCCCGCTATCAAAGAATAAAACTTCTTTGGTTGAGGGTCTTACAGTGAATCCTACTGTTTTAGGAGTTGGGTTTGTTGTAGGCATAAAGTTCCTTTATTTAATTAAGGTAAATGCAGCAAGTACATGAGAAGGAACTTCTGACTTATTGCGCAATAACCATCGAAAAGTTTTTGCAGAATTATTTGGAGTATGGAAATGATTCAATACTGCTTTATAAAAATACTCTTCTGTATTGGTGTGAACTCCGCATAACCATTCATGTTCTGATGAAGGAGATCTTGTATAAAAATATTCATTTTTATCCTTATGATCTACAACACATGCATTGGTTACAGAATCTACGATAATTATTTTTTCAAGGGTCATAGTTATTCCTGTTGTATATCTAATTTAATGCCTAGTAAATTCAATAAAGATATATGTATATCAGGGATGTCTTTTGTTTCACGAATATACGTGTACATACGTCCAAAGGCATTAGCAATAGCATTAGTTTTGATAGCGAATCCTGAAGGAGAAATAAATAAAGTATCAGGAGGGTATAAAATAGATACGTCAATACACTCATTAGGATTCATCACCGCGTTATACATGTGAACACCGTGCCCAATCATAGGTAATTGATCGGGTTCTATCACAATGATGAATTTAGTGTCTCCCCCAATTGGATTATCAAGACTTGGGATAACATCTAAAATAATTAAGTTTTCCTTGAATTCTTCAAGAAATTTGACAGGTGTTTCTAACATAATTTTCCTTTTATAAATCAAGAAGTTTAATGATATTTTTGATGTTGTCTGGAACATGTAATGCTTGTACGTGTGACCATCTGTAAATGTAAGTAACCTCTGCATTCTTACCTAAAGAAGATATTCGTTTACTTGGGTAATAAGCTCTGCACCCTACATCAACATCAAACAACCATTGATCTTTATTGGTTGCTCTTGGTGTTCTAGATTCATTGATTAATGTAACTGCCATATTCTCATCGATGATTACAAATCGAGTGTCTTTATTATTCAAGATCAAGCTCCAATCCAAGTAAGGAAATCATTGCTCTGTTTTCTGCAGAAACATATTCAAAATAATCTGCTTGAGTCCAGATCTCTGTCCAATGTTCTTCTGTTTCTTTATACACACGCATAACAAAACCATATCCATTAATGAATACAGTGTCTTCTGGAAATAAGATAGAGATATCAATATACTTATTTTGACTGGGGTTAAATAAAGCGTCATACATCGATTCAGAATTACTGAATCTAACTGGTTCATTTGGCTCAAATACCATAAAGAAAAATTCACCTATTTCAGAACACTTAAGAAGTAAGTCTTCTTTAAAGTATTCAAGCGTTCTATAAATTTTACGGTCAGTCATTTTCATCACTCCGTTGAAATGATATGTTTAATAAAGACAAGGTTGCTTTAATTTGAGGAGGTAACTCCTTTAGCTTTTTAAGTGCTCTCCATTCACCACAAACAACCTTCATTGCATAAGGGAATCTACTATCTACTCCACTAAAGAAATATGTACCACTTGGGTAACGAATACTCATGTCATAAGTAGGATCATCATTACCAAATATTGCGTAATATTGTTCTTCAGTATTACCAAATACAGGGGGTTTATTTGGTTCAAAGACGATTAAAAAATGCTGAGATCTCTCATCTGGAAATTGAATAAGTAAATCTCTCTTAAAGTGATTAAAACAGTTATACGTAAATTTCATAATCTTCCTTATGTGAGTTATTTAAGCAAAGCAAGTAATGCTTTGTATTCAGGGTTGATATACCTGTCTGGTAATACTTGAGTTCGTGAATTAGATTTCACACCAATCCAGCTATTATTTCTGAAGCAGAAATATAAATCACCGGCTTGAATAGGCGAGTAACTTCCTCTTGCTACTCCATAAAGCAAATAGGGTTCTCTTCCATTACAAGGAATAATTAGCTTTTTGAATTTAGGATCTAATGGAGGAGAATTTTCATATTCTCCATTGTCAATAATTACCATACGGTCCCCTCTATAAAATTTAATGGGTGTTCTGGAAGACCCCCCACATACAAAGTTAAAAATGCTTTTATATGTTCAGGGAATTCTTTAACAGGATTCTCTATGAAGTAATAAAATACATCTCCATCGGAATACCAAATAGTATAAAAAGGTTTTTTATCGTCACCAAAACTATCCCATTCAGTACTAATAGGTTTATTTAGTGTGGTCATACCACAAGGAATGGTCATCATTTTAGTGAGATCATCTGTTATACGTATTTTACGAATGTTTTGCATGTAGTATCCTTAAGGAAAATATGAAGATAGTTCATTAAATTGTGCAGTAGTTATTGCACCTATTAAGAATAAATAATTTTTGAAGATTTCAGGAACTTCTTTGGGAGATATAACGCTTCTTTTAGAAGTGAAATTACTTAAAGTAATTCTTTCATTCTCTTTGAAGGCATAATAAATAATCCCTGCACTTGTGTAACCAACAGTAAGATTTTCTATAGCTCTATAATCTCTTGTACCTGACCCATGCACAAGGATTTCAAACCTATCTTCAAGCACTCCCTTATCTATTTGCTGTGGTACATAAACATAAAATTTAAACATACATTATCCTTCAATATTTCTAACACGTTTATTAATGTAATCAAGATCCTCTTTGTTTAACTCCCCTAGTAACAATAAATAGTTTATGAAAACTTCTGGGAAATACTTAGGAAGCAAAGTCTTTCTATTAGCAGAAAATGAGTATTCACCAGCAGGTGTAGAATTGAGAAAACAATAATAATCAATACCTTCTGCAACTAATTCATTTGTGACTTGATAAAGAGATTTTGGGTCATTCATGTCGAGTGAGTAATCAATAGTAAAATAGTGTTCTTGGCTTGGTATGTAAACGTAATACTTAAGATTGCTCATATAAATACTCCATCAATGTATTCTTCCTTATGCAATTCAATCATTGCTTTCTTGAATGCAGTCCCTTGTGGATTAATGTGATAGCCTTGAGAGTAAATTCTTCCTCTCTTATCTACCTTGTGAGTTAAATGAAATTGGTTATCTTGTTCTGCAATGAGGCTGTAGAAGCGATAACTAATCTCTTTGTGTTTCTTCCATTGGTTTCGTTTATCTGGAGTATCCAAAGTAAATGTAGGATCTTCAGATACCTTACAAAGGAACTCTGTACATAACTTCAATTTCACTTGGTTCATCGTATTGAGAACATCAATACAGATATCCCCATTGTGATGATTGTGGGGGCCTAGGATCAATGAATCATCATGAGTGAGATAACCACTCGAATAATTATTGATGAGCTGTCTAGGCTCACAAACCATGGGTGGAAGATATTGTGTATTTTCGATGAAACCTACAAGTTCTTCTGAGATAGGGATTCTTGAGACAATAACCAAGGAAGCATACTTATTCATTTTAAGAATATCGAATGCATCTGTGGAACATAGAACTGCTACTAGCTCTGCAACAGTTTTAATACTGTCTGCCTTGTCACTGAATTTGAGTCTTCCTGCCAACTCACCAGTGATACTGGTAAACAGCTCAGGTGTTTGGCAATAAGAAATACCAACATAAATATCAATCACAAGCTCTCTAATATTCAAGGGTTTCAATTGCGCTACACGAGCATTCTTTGATTTGTATGAATAAGTCTTACTCATATAATCTTTGATTGCTTGTACACCTTCATCAATCTTACCAATCATAAATGTATTACTAAGAATCTCTTTTCTAATTTTCTGGTCAATATGCTTTCTGTTATAACGAAGTTCAGTCCATTCTTGACGGACGACATTGAGCATTGGCTCATAGGAAGTATCCTGATCCATATTAATAAAATCCTTGATTATCTTACTGAGAAAAAAAGAGTTACTTACCCTTGGATAACCAAAGGTAAGTTATTTGAGTTTAAATTTGAGACTTTAATTCTTTGATGACTGCATCACGTTCTTCGATTGTGATTTGCCTTGCTATATGATATTTCATATAAGCTATGTAAGCTATATCGATTAATGTACTAATACGTTCATGATTGGGTGAGCCACTCAATAAACGCATGTGTAAAAGTTCATCATCAATATTTTTATTGATTACAAATTCATCTGAACCTTCACACATGGACAGGTATTTCCAGTTCAACTGATTCATAAGATTAATTGCAATATCAAAGTTGTTTTTAACTGTTGGCTTATTCATCTGGTTTCCTATCTAATTAAATGAGTTATTGAACCCAGTCATCCTAGCGCACGGAGTACGCTAGTGAAGATTGATCAACTTATGGTGTAAAGGTATAACAGGTGAACCGATCATTCAGTATCTTTTCAAGCACCGGTTTGACGACAGTCCACTCTAACTCACCAGCACCACAGCCCGGCCTAGGCAGGATTACATTATTCCAACCAAAGGCATCAGTAAGCTTTACCAATTGTTCAGCAGACTGCTTGATAATTTTAAGTTCTGCTTTAGCATGAAAGCCTGGTACAGTTTCACCAATGGCATAACTATTTTGGACATGGCTTACAATATTATTCCCTTGGTTTACTGTATAAATAGGTTTAACAGGAAATGCAATCAATTGAATATTGTTGTATTCCATAATGATCTGAGTGACATTACCATTCTTCAACATGAGCTTACCTAGTGTGTTATGTATGTCTGGGATAGCACGAGCTATACTCAATGCAATACCTCTACCCATAACTGCAGTACCCTTGCTAGTAACAAATCCATTTGTTGTGACACATAAAGCATCACAATCAACATGCAACATATTTCCAAATGCTTCTTTCATTTTTAACTCCTGTTTATCTTTAATAAGAAAAATAAAGCTCATCATCCAATAAGGATAATGAGCTTCTTTGAGATTACAGACCGAAGCCTGGGAGAGCAAACTCTGCCGGAGCAGAATTGACTGCCGTGTATTCCAAGATCAACGCAGAGAGCAAGATCGCTACGTTATTCTCGTCTGCGTCTAGCCACTCACGTAAGTGTTTCTGATCTATGTTGGAATCTTTTAAACCGATTGCACCCAACTTTTTACGACTACCATCCTTCTTTGGGATGTAGAAATTCAAATAACCGGTTGGGTTATCTTTTACTGCATTTGCATTGTTACCAGAATCAGATTGATTGTCTTTGTTAAAGGCCATGATAAAACTCCATTGAAATAATTAAAGGGAAAAGGGATATATTAGAAATCCCCAATTAGGCGAAGCCATAACAGCAACGCCTCAACAACACGGGAACGCAGTGACCTACTAGCTTAAGATAAACAAATAAGACAGTAGCCACACCACAAAGCTAATGATTGCAGCAGTAACCATAATTAAACCCACTCGTACATATAACTGGTTTGGATTAAGGATGAAGTATCGCTTACGGTATGCCTGTTCAGCAAACCACTCAGCTACAAAGTAACCAACCAATATTGGTATGGCTACCAATAGTCCAACAAGAGCATGATAGATATGCATATATCACCTATATAAAGTAAAACACTGTTGATCCAATAACCCATACAACTACTATTAAGAAGTTATGTATTGGGAAGTTCTTTAATATATATGCACAACAATGAACAATCTTCTGTGCATGAGATAATTCAGTATTCTGATCTAGTTTAAGAATATGGTTATCTACAGCCCGTTTAAAAGCAATGATCATCCATATACTAATGAAGATCATTACAGCTAAATAGATTACTATTTTCATTTGAATCTCCTAGGGTAACTACGATTAAAAGAAAGCTTGAATAAAATATTCTGTGCCTTCAGAGAAATAGATACTCTTGATACCCTTACCCAGTAAGGTAGCAGCACCAATAATTGCTGAACTACGGTCATGTACGCTCCATGTAATATGACTAGCGGAAAATTGCATTACTTCTTTGGCTTCATCTTCGAGAAGCACACACACGTTTATTGAACTGGTATTCATATTCATTCTGTGAATCCTTTAATAGCTTCAGAGTACATAGTGATTTGATCCTCAAGCATCTGCAACACCAAAGGATTAGTTGTCGTAGGTTTGAGATTCATTACATGCTCCAATTCACCTGTAAAGAATTGAATAGCATCCTTTTGACGTTTGATTAGCAAGAACACATCATAGAATTTCTCAAGAGGGAAACAGGCATCAAACTGTTCTTTATCTTGAGAATTTGTAATAGAAGATCTCCATAACAGGAGTTGCTTCATAGTGATACCGATACCAAACACACTAGAGTGCAAGAATTTAGATTCGCTCCTCATAGTTTGCTTCATAAATTGATCATCATTCCACATAACTGTATATATATTCATTTTAATAACTCCTTAAGGTCGAGCATAGTTAATAGAAGTATTGAGATGAACTCAATAAACTTCTACAAGGGATAGGTATAACAAGAGGATAGTTTGAGGAAGTACTAAAGAAGTACTAGTAAACTACTTAGAAGGAAGCAGTATTCACAGGAATATATAGATTCATTAGTAAAGTACTAACAGAATTATATATCGGGAATATATCGGAATGCTTCATGTTAAGCGAAGCTAGTGAAGGAGGAAAGTAAAGAAGTATTGAGAAGAGAGAGATAATGAATGAGAGTAGTAAATGTAAACTAAAACTATGAACTAGTACTCATATTTAACTATCTTCTACAACCTTATTATATAAATTCTCTTATATATAAATTCTCTTATTAAGATCTATTATCTTATATAGATATATTAATATATTTCAGGGTTTATGGTCTTTAAGAAAGAATAAATAATTATATAAGAGCATTCTACATAATCATTTATAAGAAAGAAGACTGAACAATACAGAACTTTACAATTAAAGGCAAATAGATTTTTCCTATTGAATGGAATTAGGCGATAGATTTTAACTATCACGAGTGAAGGATTGATAAATTAATCTTACCTCTATGATTTCTATCTTGGATTTTTGTGTGAAGTTTGTGTGGGTTTGATCTTGATGTTTGTGTGAAGTAAAAGGTAAACCATACCCGATATTCTGGATATGGTTTAAACCTGATTTAAGCTACCTTCTTGGCTCTTGGCTTACGAGTAGCTGGTTTGGTACTAGGTAATGCAGGAACAGGCTTAGAACGTACTATAACTGGTTTGCTGGCTTCATAATGAGCACGAGCCTTATCAAGTTTCTCTTGTGATGCGAGGATACGTTCTTGTAAGTCATGTTGATTGAGCTGCTGCTTGAACTCTTGCTCTGCCTTGAGAGAGACTGATGCTGCTTCTAAACCAAGGGCTGCATTGTTAGCTGAACGACCTACTGACTCCAAGGTAGAGAACCAGATAGTGATCATATTGAAGAACTGTTTAAACATTGCGAACATGGTGATACTCCTTAAGGGTAAATGAATGAAGGTGCATGAGATCTACACACACCAAGTTATGCGAAGCACAGGACAGAGAACTGTGAGGTACGGTAAGACACCAGATTAAGCGAAGCTCATGAGAGGTGGGGTAGGTAGGTAGGAAAACGTAAATAAACAAAAGGTAGGGGGGGATATTTGGAAATTTGAATGGGTGAAGGTAAGTCCTACCTCTATACCCAGATTATAAAAATTACTAAAATCCAAAGTTGCTTTTTAGTAACTAACCGATTGCCCATTTTATAAAAATTACTAAAAGTTTTCTTGCAAAAATTATAATAATTTCCCTAAACCTTTGTTTATCTAAAAGATAACACTACATACCTCTATTCAATTCCTCTTGTTTACTTGGTTTGGTTTACCATATACTCCCTATAAATTAACTTAACTTAGTCAGGAGAAGAATCATGTCACTATTCAATCAAGAAGATAAACCAAGCCAAGAAGATAATGATGATAAGGATCAAGGGAGTCTTGTTGGTAAAATGTCTAGTAATCCTGTTAAGGTAGAAGAGGATTATAGTGGGCATCCTATGGCTATGACTGTGGAACAGTTTAGGCACGCATTACCGGATAAGATTAAGAAGTCTGTGAATCAGGAGTTGATTGATCAGATTAATAAAACTCTAAGTGACCCGGATATGTATGAAGCTTACCGGGATAACCTGTTAAGTTATACAAGGGTAATGGCAGATGGAAGATTTAAGGTAGATGGTTACATTGCTGCAGTTAAGTATGTAAGCCATAAGCTGATGGGGTGTACTAACATTGATGCGTACATTAAAACCTTTCCGGATAAGTATGCAAGGTTTGTAGCGCAAGGTGTTGAGGCTAAAGATATAGCTAGTTATGTGACTGCGTACAATAAGAGTAAGTTAGTGAACCTTATTTATGAACAGACTCTTATTCCTAGTTATGTATTGAATCAAGATCTTTATCAGAAGGCTTTGAACCAACAAGCTTACTTAATGCTTCATGCTAAGAGTGAAAAGGTACAGAGTGACGCAGCTAATAGTTTACTAGTGCAGTTGAAGATGCCGGAGATTAAGAAGGTTGAATTGGATATTGGTATTAAGGAAGACAGTTCAATTAGTAAGTTAAGACAGGCTACTTTAGAGTTGGCTAGACAGCAGAGACTTATGATTGAAGCTGGGGTTGCTACAGTGTTACAGACCGCACATAGCAAGATCATTAATGATGTTGAAGATGTAGAGGTTCATGGTGAGTAATTTAAGAAATAAAGTACTTGATTCAATAGTTACTATTGAGTGTACTTATCCTGATGGGAGTATTAGAAAACATACTGATACTGCTTTTATTATTCGGCATAGATTTACTCTTAAACAGAATAATATACGCCCAACAGATATAGTTTTTTATATTGATAACCCAGATGTAATTGAATACTTTGGTACAGTCTTTGAGATGTCAATACATCCTTTTTATCACGGTAAAGTTACTTACATATATTAAGTGAAAAATGCTATGAATAAACTATTTGAGTATTTTAGTAGGTGGTATAAGAAAGTCTTTAATATCGACCTAATAGAGAAATATGAAAGACGCATCCATAGTCTTGAGCAACATAATAAATATCTTGTGAGAAAGAATACGTTGTTATTAGAAATGTCTTTGGTAGAGCAATTAGAAAGCCCAACAGAAACTAATATTTCTATAAGGCAGGTTGCTGAAGAATCTGATGTAAGCGGTAATAGGCAATCTGAAGTATTTGAAATGTCTGATGAAGATTTTATGAAAGTTAAAAATGGATTACGTATCTGACCCAGTAGGACAAGCACTTGCACCTTGGAAGGTAGAAGATTATTTGAATAATCTTTCTTATGCTGAGGATGCGAGTTATGTACCAAGTGATTTTGCTTTGGAGTTTGTGAGCTTTATTAAGCTGGTGAACGGGGGGAAGGGGGAGGAGAACAAGACACCGGTAGTTCACTACCGGATGTTGGATACCTTGACGAATAGGGGAGAGAGGATCATTAACCTATGTCATCGGGGTATTGCGAAGACTACGGTGATGGGTGAGTACTTGTTTTTATACATTGCTACCTATGGTGAGATTCCTGGTTTCGGTAGGATTGATTTGGCTATTTACGTTTCTGACTCTATTGAGAACGGGGTTAAGAACATGAGAAAGAATTTGGAATTCCGTTGGGAGAATTCTGAATTTTTAAAAGAGTACATACCGAAGATTCACTTTACAGATATCCGGTGGGAGTTTGTGAATGCTGATGGTAAGGTATTTATTGTGAAGGGATATGGTGCTAAGACTGGTGTGCGTGGAGCTAAAGAGTTAGGTATCCGTCCTCAATTAGCTGTGCTTGATGATTTGATTAGTGATGAAGATGCGCGCTCTGCTACTGTGATTAGTGCAGTAGAGGATACGGTGTATAAGGCAGTTGATTATGCTTTGCATCCAACAAAGAACTTAATCATTTGGAGTGGTACTCCATTTAATGCTAAAGATCCTTTGTATAAAGCAGTTGAGAGTGGTGCATGGAGAGTTAATGTATTTCCGGTGTGTGAAGCATTTCCATGTTCAAGGGAAGATTTTAGGGGGAGTTGGGAGGATCGATTCACGTATGACTACGTGAAGAATAAGTATGACAAGGCTGTGCTTGGTGGGAAGGTTGAGACGTTCAATCAAGAATTGATGTTGAGGATTATGAGTGAAGAAGATCGATTAATCCAAGATGGGGATATTGCTTGGTACAAGGTTGATAATGTAATCAAGAACAAAGGTAAGTTTAATTTCTATATTACGACTGACTTTGCTACGAGTGAAAAACAGAAGGCTGACTTTTCTGTGATCAGTGTATGGGCTTACAATAATAATGGGGATTGGTTCTGGGTGGATGGGATTTGTAAGCGACAGCTTATGGATAAGAATGTGGATGATTTGTTTAGATTATCCCAGATGTATAAACCCCAATCTGTGGGGATAGAAGTATCTGGGCAACAGGGAGGGTTTGTTACTTGGATTCAGAATCAGATGATGGATAGGAATATTTACTTTAATCTGGCTTCAGAGAATAATACTAATAATCCCGGTATCCGCCCTAATACGAATAAGCTTGTACGGTTCAATACTGTAGTTCCTTGGTTTAAGGCACGTAAGATGTATTTCCCTATAGAACGGAAGAATGATCCTACAATGCAGGAATGTCTTAATGAACTTAGTTTGGTGTCTCCTTCAGGTTTTCGTAGTAAACATGACGACTTTATTGATACTATATCTATGTTGGCTTCATTAACCCCATGGAAACCTTCAGAAGAAACTGTGTTTGCTAGTTCCGATGGAAATGATATGTGGGAAATGCAAACAGATAAAAGTTCTTTTGATAGAATCTCTTCCTATATTGTTTAAGGTTTATTATGAAACTCTCTGAAATCTTTACCCAGCTATCTTATGGTGAGTTATCTCAAGTAAGTATTGGTGGTGGTAGTGTTGGTCAAATTGATGATAGTAATTATGAGCAAATACTCGCGCATATTAATCTTGGTTTGACAGCATTGTATAAACGCTTTCCTTTGAAAGAGAACAGCTTTAAGTTATTGATCCAAGAGGGTAAGATTACTTATCCTTTACAAAGTAAATATTCTATAAGCAATACGGCTTCTACTGAGTTGGTTAAGTACATTGAAGATACCGGTAATCCTTTCTTAGATGACATTCTTAAGATTGAACGTGTGTACACTGATTATGGTTATGAGCTTGGTTTGAATGATTTAGAAGATCCTGACTCAGTAAGAACTCCTAGCGCAAATGTATTACTTGTTCCTACAAGTTTAAGTTCTACACTTACTGATGGTAAAATTGAAGTAGTTTACCGCGCTAATCATCCAATTATTAAAATTGGTATGTCGCCATTTAATCCTGAAATGATTGAATTGGAATTACCATACACTCATTTAGAACCTTTATTGTTGTTTGTAGCCAGTCGAGTACATAACCCCATAGGCATGACTAATGAGTTTAATTCTGGTAATAACTATGCAAGCAAGTATGAATTATCTTGCCAACAGTTAGAGATGGTTAACTTACGTGTAGATCAGGGAAGTCAAATTAATCGTTTGAAGCAAAACGGTTGGGTATAAAGATATTTTATTATAGGCAAATCTATGAACATACTAGAACAGACTCAATCAGAAATGGCTGAAAACGAAGAGAAAGCTTTGACGAATTGGAAGAAACAACCTTCCATTCGTGAGCTTAAAGAAAACCTCAGTGAAGCTAAGCCTTCCCATGATGCACATAAAACGAAGGTAAATGCTTGGTTGGATAACTTGAATGTTACTGGCTCAGCGAAGTTAAAAACAGAAGCTGGTCAAGAAGGTAGAAATTCTACGATAGTTCCTAAGCTTATTCGTAAGCAAGCTGAATGGAGATACGCTGCATTATCAGAACCTTTCTTGAGTACCAGGGATGTGTTTAATGTGTATCCAGTAACCTGGGAAGATAAAGAAGCTGCTATTCAAAACCAGTATGTACTGAACAACCAATTTAATACGCAATTGGATAAGGTCAATTTGATTGATACTTACGTTCGTGCAGCAGTAGATGAAGGTACAGTCATCACTCGTGTAGGTTGGGCATTTGAAGAAGAAGAACAAGAGAAGTCTTACCCAATTGTTCAGTTCGTAGAAGATCCTTCATTGGGGCCATTGCATGAACAACTTATGCAAATGCAACAAGAATCCCCAAGCCAATATGATACTGATGTTCCGGAAGAGTTAAAGCAAGCTCACCAGATGTCTATGCAAATGGGAGTTCCTATTGCTGCTATTGTCACTGGTTCAGAGGTACGAAAAGAAATGGTCACAACAAAGAATATCCCTACTGTTGAAGTCTGTGATATTCGTAATGTGATTATTGATCCTACTTGTAATGGGGATATTGATAAAGCCAGTTTTGTTATTTACAGCTTTGAGAGTTCTAAAGCCGAGTTAACTAAGGACGGTAAGTACAAGAATCTTGATAAAATTCAAGTAACGAATAATAGTCCTTTATCTGTACCAGATCATGCTATCAGTGGCTCAGTAAATAATTTTACTTTTAATGATGAGCCTCGTAAGAAGTTTGTGGTTTATGAGTATTGGGGATATTGGGATATTGATGGCAGTGGTACAGTAAAACCAATCGTAGCTTCTTGGGTTGGTGATACGATTATTCGTATGGAAGAAAACCCATACCCTGATAAGAAAATCCCTTTTGTCTTGGTTCAGTACTTACCAGTCCGTAAGTCAATTTATGGTGAGCCAGATGGTGCATTGCTTGAAGATAATCAGAAGATTATTGGAGCAGTTACACGAGGGATGATTGATATCATGGGCAAATCTGCTAATGGTCAAACAGGTATGCGTAAAGACATGCTTGATATAACCAATCGTAGAAAGTTTGATCGTGGTTTGGATTATGAATTTAATCCTTCTGTTGATCCTAGAGCCGGTGTACACATGCACACTTATCCTGAGATTCCTCAGTCTGCGCAGTTCATGCTGAACTTACAGAATATGGAAGCAGAATCTTTGACTGGGGTTAAGAGCTTTAGCCAGGGGGTATCAGGAGCAAGTTTAGGGGAAGTAGCTGCCGGTATCCGAGGAGCTTTGGATGCAGCATCTAAACGTGAGTTAGGTATCTTGCGTAGATTGAGTGCCGGCATGACTAAGATCGGTAGAAAGATCATGAGCATGAATGCACAGTTCTTATCTGAGACTGAAGTAGTTAGAATTACCAATGAGCAGTTTGTAAAAGTTCGTAGAGAAGATTTAGCTGGTAATTTTGATCTTGAATTATCTATTTCTACTGCAGAAGAAGATAACAATAAAGCGCAAGAATTAGCATTTATGTTGCAAACCATGGGGAATACACTTCCACAAGAGATGTCACAGATGCTATTATCCGACATCGCAAAACTGCGTAAGATGCCAGATCTTGCAGAGAAGATTGAGAACTATAAACCACAGCCAGATCCTTTAATGCAGAAGAAAGCTGAATTAGAGATACAATTATTGGAAGCGCAGATAGCTTCTGAGATGGCTAAGGCTCAAAGTTTAGGTGCAGGAGCAGGATTGGCAAGCGCAAAAGCACAAACAGAGGGGGTTAAACAAGGAAATATTCAATCTGATACAGATCAGAAGAATCTTGACTTTGTTGAACAAGAATCTGGAACCAAACAAGCAAGGGATTTAGAGAAATCTGGAGAACAAGCTCGTAGTCAGGCTCAGTTAAAAGTTTTGGACATGGAAATGAATCGAGAAAAACAGAAATTTGACTTGATTAAGACTTATGTTCAGAAAAAAGTAACTGAATAATGTATAGTGAAGGGGCATTCGCCCCTTTCTATTAACTTTTTGAAAGCAATGGTAGATAAATTTATGAATACAGACCTCCAACAATTAGAACAAGGCTTAGAGAACGCTAAGAAATTAGTGGATCTAGGCAATGCTCTTGACCGTCTCAAAGCGAATAAAGATTTTCAGCTTTTGATTACTAATGGATACTTGAAAGATGAAGCAGTTCGTCTTGTACATCTCAAAGCAGACCCAAATATGCAAACCCCTGAACGTCAAGCAAGTGTAATTCGGGATATCGATTCTATCGGTGCTTTGACAAGTTATTTAAACTTGGTTTACCTGAATGCAGACCGGGCATTACGTCAAATCGACGTGGATAGTGTCACACGGGATGAAATTTTATCGGAGGGTAACTAATGAAAGACGGAACCACTCCAGATTTTTTGAATATGTCTGATGAAGACATAATGAATTTTGATCCTTCTAAAATTCCTACAACACCTGAAACCATTACAGATAATTCTACTGGCTCAGACGAAGTAATTACTGATTCTACTAACAATGTAGACCCAGATGACTTGCCTAATGATGCTGCACCAGAGGTTGAAGGCACAGACAATACTTCTGACGATGCTGATGATAAAGATGACGACAAAAGTGGTGATGCTACTGTCGTTACTCCAGTTACTGCTCCAACTGAGACAAAACAAAATGAGCAAACAAGTCAAGAAACAAAAAATCCAAAGGTTCCGGATAATTCCCCAGTTGATCCAAAAGTCGAAGCCAATAAAACTAAGGATATTGACTATAAAGCAGTTTGTGATAAACTCTTTACGCCATTCAAAGCAAATGGGAAAGAGATTGCAGTATCTAATGTGGATGATGCAATTTCTCTTATGCAGATGGGAGCCAATTACAATAAAAGGATGGCTGCGTTAAAGCCTAATCTTAAATTGTTAAAGCTCTTAGAGAATAATGATCTCTTGGATGAAAACAAAATTAGTTTCTTGATTGATCTGGATAAAAAGAACCCAGAAGCAATTAAAAAGTTAATGCAAGATAGTAAGATAGATCCTATGGATTTATCTGGCAGTACAAATGAATACGTTCCACAAAAACGTGAAGTCAGTGACAGTCAGGTTGAGTTTGATAATGTAATAGGTGAGATCGAAGACTCTCCAACATTTAACAAAACAATTGATGTTGTGGTTAAGCAGTGGGACAGTACAAGCAAGCGTATTATTGGGGATCATCCTCATATCTTGAAAACTATAGACAGCCACATGCAAAGTGGAATCTATGACATGATCATGAAGGAAGTTGACTCTGAGCGTACATTTGGTCGTTTGAAGGGTTTAAGTGACATTGAAGCTTATCGGCAAGTTGGAGATGCTATTGATGCTCGTGGTGGTTTTAACTCCTTAGCGCAAAAGGAGAACTCCATTATTGAGACTAAAGTAATATCCCCGAAACCAAAAGTAGAAGATGATCCTAAGCTAAAAGAACAGAAGAGAGCTGCAAGCTCAAGTAAGCCAAGCGTTACCCAAGGTAAACCGGATTTCAATCCGTTAGCTTTGTCTGATGAAGAGTTTGCTAAATTAGGTAATCCCAAATTTTTGTAACAAAACTAAAAGGTAAATATCATGCAATTTAATAACCCAAAAGGCGGTACTCCTTCCAGTGTTGGTAATCAACTGGTCAATGAGTTCTATCAAAAGCAAGCCCTGATTGAAGCGCGTAAGGAACAGTACTTTACTCAGTTGGCAGACGTGACTTCCATGCCTAAGAACATGGGTAAGAAAATCGTTCGTTATCACTACATCCCAATGTTGGATGATGCTAACTTGAATGATCAAGGTATCGATGCTGCTGGTGTCGTAATCTTGAGTACTCAGCGTTACATCACATATCCAGCTTTGACTTTTGCTGTTGCCAATGCAGGTAAAGCTGCTGCGGTTGCTGCAATCAACGATAACATCGATGCGAATGGTTCTGCTGCAGTGATTGCTTCTGCTGGTGCAGATGGTTCTGGTGGTTCTGGTTTGGCTACTATCACTTTGACGAAACGAGTCATCAAGTACGCTACTGCTGCTAAGGCTGCTGTAGTTGAAGCTTTGAGCTTGGGTACAGTTACACAGGTTGGTTCTGGTAATTTGTATGGTTCGTCTAAAGACGTTGGTGCTATCTCCGGTAAGTTGCCATTGTTGTCTGAAACTGGTGGTCGTGTTAACCGTGTTGGTTTCAAGCGTAAAGAACTTGAAGGTACTTTTGAGAAGTTTGGTTTCTTCGATGAGTACACACAAGCCTCCATGGACTTCGATTCTGATGCAGATTTGATGATGCACATTAACCGTGAAATGATTAACGGTGCTAATGAAATCACTGAAGATGCTTTGCAAATCGATTTGTTGAACTCTGCTGGTGTCATTAAGTATGCTGGTGACGCAACTACCAATGCAGAAATCGGCAGTGCTGATTTGGTTTCTTATGGTGACTTGATGCGCTTGAGTATTGACTTGGATAACAACCGTACTCCAAAGCATACCAAGATTATCACTGGTACTCGTCTGGTCGACACTAAAGTTTTGCCTGCATGTCGTGTTGCTTATATTGGTTCTGAATTGCTTCCTACATTCAAAGCCATGGTAGATTTACACAACAACCCAGCATTTATCCCAGTTGAGAAATATGCTTCTGGCGGTACATTGTTGGTAGGTGAAGCAGGTTCAGTGGATAACTTCCGTTTGGTAGTTGTTCCTGAAATGATGAAATGGGCTGGTGCCGGTGCAACTACTACCGATGCAATCAACTACGATACAGGTTCACGTTATGATGTGTTCCCAATCTTGGTTGTTGGTGATGAATCCTTTACTACTATTGGTTTCCAAACTGATGGTAAAACAGTGAAGTTTGATATCACTCATAAAGCACCGGGTAAGGAAACTGCAGATCGTACTGATCCATACGGTGAAACTGGCTTCATGAGTATCAAGTGGTTCTACGGTTTCATGGTATTGCGTCCAGAACGTATTGCTTTGATCAAAACTGTAGCGCGCATGTAATTAGTAATTAAGTAGTACGGGGGGAAGAGAAATCTTCCCTTCTTTCAATCTAATGTAATATTTTGAGGAAATGAAAATGAATGAACTGAACGATGATACGGATTTGCCAATGGTAGATGAATTGACTGCACTGAAGACACGCGCAGATCAATTGGGTATTACATACCATCCGTCTATTGGTGTAGAGAAGTTGCGTGAAAAAGTAACTGCAGCTTTGTCAGGAACAAAAGAAAAAGAAGATACTGCAGAAGCTCCCGTAAGTACTCCTGCTGTTGAGACAGAATCAGAACGTCGTTATCGTAAGCGGCAAGAAGCCAATGAACTGATACGTGTGAATATCACTTGTATGAACCCAGCTAAGAAAGAATGGGAAGGGGAAATTATCACTGCAGGTAATTCTCTTGTTGGATCGTTTAAAAAATACATCCCTTTCAATACTGTCGATGGTTGGCACGTACCGCGCATTATCTTGAATCAGTTACGTGATCGTCAGTGTCAGATCTTTTATACACACAAAGATCCTGTATCAGGGCAATCAACCCGTAAAGGTAAGTTGATTAAAGAATTCGGTATTGAAGTACTTCCTAACCTTGCAGGACAAGAATTACAAGACTTGGCACAGCGTCAAGCATTAGCAGGTACAGTAGCTTAATTTAATAAACCAGGATAAGCCATGACAGCAATAACAATAGATCAGCTAACGGAAGGTAGCCTTACTGGGGATGGTATTTTTGATGCTCTTATGCGAGCAAATAAAGTACACCTAGATGAGCAGTTTTCCCAAAACAGAATTAGAGGGCCTGAGTACGCTTCGGTTTATCTTGGTTCATTAAATGCAGTAATGGGTGCTTCTATTCAACTTTTGCTTCAAAAGCAAAGGACAGATTTAGAAGCACAGTTACTCGCCCAACAGATTTTATTGACTCAAGTAGAAGTACAAAAAGCTAATGCAGAGCTTGCGATCATCACTGCAAACTTGCCTAAAGTGACTGCTGAGATTGCTCAGTTAAATGCACAGACAGCATTGACTGCGCAACAAAAGTTGAACTTAGAAGACGAGCTTTTAACTGCTACAAAACAGCGTGAAAAGATTGATCAAGATATCTTGAGTGCTGCTGCACAAGTATTACAAATTACGGCTCAAAAGGATTTAGTAGTACAACAAAAAGCTAATTTAGTAGATGAACTCTTAACTACAGCAAAACAACGCTTAGTTATGGATACAGAGATTGATGTTAAAGAGCGTCAGATTATTGTTACTGAAGCTCAATCTGCTAAAGATTTATTAGTTAAAGCAGCTCAGATCATTAGCATGGGCAAAGAGGATTTGGTTAAAGATGCTCAAGCTTTAATGATCGGTCAACAAAGAGCTAATTTAGTTGATGAGTTATTGACCTCAACAAAACAGCGTTTAAAAATAGATCAAGAAATCTTGAATCTGTCTGCTGAAGAAGATCATAAGATTGCTCAAACTTCTTTAGTTACTCAACAAGAATTAAATCTTGAAGATGATTTGTTGACTGCAGCTAAACAACGTCTAAAGTTAGATCAAGATATTGCTACTGCAACTGCTCAAGCAGCTTTGGTTACGCAACAGAAGCTGAATTTGATTGATGAGTTGCTGACTACTGCAGCTCAACGAACCAAGTTGGCTCAAGAGACAGAAAACTTAGTAGCACAAGAAGCTCACACAGTTTCTCAAACTGCTATGGTTACTCAGCAGAAGTTAAACCTTGAAGATGAATTATTAACTGCACTTGCTCAACGTAGTAAGATTGATCAAGAAGTCGTTAATCTGGCTACACAGAAGTTGCAGACAGAGGCACAAACTTTGTTGGTAACTCAACAGAAAGCAAATGCTATCTTGGAAGGTACTGTACTGGTCGCTCAAGAATGTAAGTTACGTGCTGAGTTTGAATTGTTGAATAGTAATACTCTCAAATCAAATGCAGAAACTACCTTGCTTACTCAGAAGACTGCTACAGAGCGCGCTCAAGTGATTCAAACAGGTGTTGATGAAAACAGTGTAATTGGTCGTCAGAAGAATTTGTTCTTAGCTCAATCGGATGGTTTTAAACGAGATGCAGAACAGAAGGCAGCTAAGATCATGGTAGATGCTTGGAGTATTCGCAGAACAACGGATAGCCAAGAAGAAGCCAATACGTTGAATAAGCTCGATAATACTAGTATCGGTACTTTTGTAACTAAACTGGCTGCTGGTGTTGGGGCTTAGTTGGATTAACCGAGTAAGCATGTAATAATAAAAAGAGGAGCAATGCTCCTCTTTTTTGTATAGGAAATACCATGTCAATATTAAAGAGCTTATTAGGTGGAATTAATTTTCTTACTGGTAGAACTAAAATTACTGTCAGCACTACTGTATCTCGTGCAATCTCTGATGAGATGCTTCCTGATTCTAAAATGAAGGGAATGCTAAATGCTTTGATGAAGGATGAAAGTGTTGTTGATAATATTCTAGAAAATTCTGTCCAATCTATTGGTTTACGGACTGAGCGTATGCATCGCTATGCTCAGAATGATTATGCTTATGGCTTGCCGTCAGGAAGCTTCTTCAGCGCGTCTGCAGGTAACGATGAACTAGAAAGTGTGCTTATAGGCTTAGACGGCCCTACAGCCCATTTAGAGTACTTTAAAGTATGTCCTGCAAATTCCCTTCATATAGGATGGATGGAGATTGTGAGTAGGTATAACTATAACCAAGCCACAAATGAATTACCTGGTTTGAGTGCTATAAAGCTTTCGCCGGTTTATCTAGTAGACATGGTTGTTCATGTGCCGGCAACTCTATGGGAAACCTTGGATAAGACTGTTGTAGAGCAGTGGGGGGATTCTCCTAAGAGTGGGTACACCCCTAAAAGACCATTATTTCAAGCTACTAATTCCATAAGTAATTACACCCCTTTCGTAGTCGATCCTGCAATCACTGAGGATTTTATTAAAGTAACTTACGCTTGGGTTACAACAAGCACTGCGGGAGGGATAACTACTAAAACTCATCATGAGGAAAGTGTAAATATTCCTTTGACAGATTATGTAAGCACGTCTGCTTATTATCATGTGAAATACAGTGTAGGCTCAGTTATTAAGTATTGGATGTATGAAGTAGGTTCTGGAGTACATCCTACATTGGATGATGCTTTAACCCCTGATCAAAACACTGCAGGAACATTTTTTCCTATTTTTCATTTTAGGGATAAAGGAGTTTCTCTACTTACTAACTCATTAAGTGATGAGTATAAATCTTCTGTACGTGCAGCTAGGGTGCTTGGTTTAGATTTTGGAACAATCGCAGAAGAGATTGATAAGAATCCTGATATATCTCAAGTTGAACAAGCCATGATGATGTTTGCTGTACCAGCAAATACTGATAACGAAATTGAGATTAATTATTTATTTGATTTCTTTGAGAATGTTTATTATGCCAATGGGATAACTACAACCCATGAAACTGTAAATGGTATTTTAGAGAAGCTTCTTAAAAATCCAATTAAAGGATTACAGTCTATTGTTATCGAAGACAAGTTATTCAGAATGACTTTGCAATATGACGATATCTTTAAAAGGAATAAAGCTGGGAGTATTGGAGCAATTGGTAAATGTACTTCAGACGTATTATCTTTACTTGCACCGATAACTTACACAGATCCTTTAGGGACAGTAATCACGGAGAATTTGCCTGCTACTAAACATATTTATAGAAAACAGATAACTGATACTGTTTATACAGAGCTGGTTATTACCAATTTGAAGATGACCTATTTTATCTATAATGGTTATAACGTAACTGCAGGAGAAAATGAAGATATTCTTTTAATTCCTATCGATTATTCAATTACAGAAGATTATGATTTAAGTACTAAAGAAACTTTGTATGCGCGATCTTTGCACTATGTTTTTAATAGCAAAAATATTTTACATATCAAATGGTATCAAACTGGGGTATTTAAAATATTTGTCATTATTGTGGCAATCGTAATTACTATTTTAAGTAAAGGAGCTACTTGGCAAGCATTGGTTGCAGCTATTGCTGCGGGAGAAGTTGTTACAGTTCTTTTGATCATTTTAGAAATAGTACTTACACAAATTGCAGTAAATTTAGTATTCAAATTATTTGTAAAAGTATTTGGAATTAAGTTGGCTTTTTTAGTTGCCATCATTGCCGCAATTGCTGGGGTAGTTAACGTAATTGATTCTGGTTCTTTGGCTAACGCTCCATGGGCAACTGAACTTTTACAGATTTCATCTGGGTTATCTGCAGCAGGAAGTAAGAAGATTCAAGAAGGTATTGAAGATCTATTAAAGGACTTCAATGATTTATCCAATTATATGAAAGAGCAAACCAAGTTATTAGATGATGCTAATGATTTGTTAAACCAGAATGTAAAACTAGATCCTTTTATTATTCTTGGAGAAAAGCCAAATGACTTTTATAATAGGACTGTACACTCTGGTAATGTAGGAATTCTTGGTATAGATGCAATTAGCATGTATGTAGATAGTTCTTTAAGATTACCTCAAATAAGCGATTCAATTTCTCAGGAGTAAATCATGACAACATGGAATAATGGACAATTTTCAAATGGACCCGCTGCATACGGTTCTATGGTGAATTATGGTATGGGTAATATGAGTTCTTTCTTAGGGAATTCTCCTGAAAGCTACATAAATCCTAAAGCAGATTTTGCGCCTTTTAATTTTAATATGGGGAGTATTCCAAATGTTAAAACAGCAAATTCTCCTAGTTTTTTAGATGGGATGATTGGCTCTAAAGATGCACCTGGTTGGGGAGGTTTAGCTTTGAATGCTGCACAAGGTTTAGGTAATATGTGGATGGGTTATAAAGGGTTAAAGAATGCCCAAGATACTCTTAAAGAGAACCGTAGACAGTTTGATTTAAATTGGGGTGCTCAAGCTAAGACTACTAATGCTCAACTTGCTGGACAACATTCTGCACGCTTAGCTGCAGGTGGGGTTAATTACAGTAGCTTGAATGATTACATGAAAAAATACGGGATCTAATTATGGGACAGCCTATTACATGGAGAACAATCATGGGACCTTCACCTGCTGAAGCTACCCGTGGTTTAGAACTTGCCCAACGAAGCATTAATGCTGGTTTTGGGAATTTTACTAACGCTTTTAACCAAGCAGAGGATCGTAATACAACGATTCTCAATACAGAGAAAGCTGCTAATTTACTTGGTTTAAAGAATGCTTTAAAAGAAAAATACACTACTCCGGAAGCGTATCAACAAGCAGTAGCTTCAGGTGAGATAGGTAGAATGGTTGGTCAGTATGGTAATCAAATTAACGGAGAAGCTGCTGCACAGTTTACAGATGGGCGCTTAAAAGAACTGCGCACAGGTGTATTAGATAATATCAATTACACTGATAAAACTACAGAAGCTGCTCAACGACCTGTTGTAGAGTCTTTGTATGCACGCTTATATGCTGGGGATAAAACTGCTATAGCAGATGCACAAAAGCTAGGCATACGTAATTTAAGTAAGCTTGCAGAAACCAACTACAACATAGGAAATAATGCTTTTGACCAAAGTATTAAAGGGGCAAACTTAGGTATTAATGCTGCTGAACTGGGAATGAAGCAACAGACTTTACCACATCAAATAAATCAGATGAAGGCTAGTGCTGCAGCAGCCAATGCCGGTGTAAAGCTGTCTAGAGATATCTTCAATATGAATAAGGCAGATAAAGAAGCTGACAACATAAGACAGGTAGCTGAATTTTTATCTGGAGATTCTTCTTCTGGTAGTAGTGGTAGTGCTGGAAAATCTGGAGCCAGCAAAGGTAAATTATCAGACAACAACATGTTTAATTCAGGTACTCTAGATACTGAAGAAGGACGAAGGAATTTGATTAAAGGAATTGAGGCTCGTAAATTACCTCCTAATGTTGCTCAAGATATTCTCGATCAAGATTGGACAGAATTAACCGGACCGGATGGGAAAAAGTCTAAACAACCAATTCCAGTTTCGTTGATTCTTTCTAAATTGGATAATACTTCTGAACTAGGTAGTGGTAGTTTTTGGAGTACTAGAGGGGATAGCGCACGTTCTTTAGTTAAAAACATGTTTAAAGGAGATACCCAAGTAAATAGAATTGAGCGTGATCAGTTAATGGCTGATTACACAGAATACCTTAAAGCTACTTCAGGTAAAAATGGAACAGGGGTGTCTGAAACACGTAACTTGGATGCTTTACGCGCTGCTATGGGGTATTCAATATCCGGTAAAAACACAAAAGATGTAACTCCTGAAGATATGATGTTGCTTAAATTTTTAGATAAGTTAAAAGAAAGTAAAACTCCATTACCTGCTGGTATCCCCCCAAATATTCCGGAATACCAACAATAAGTAGTACAACAAAACAGAATAGGGGCTTAGGCCCCTATTTTTATTTTGAGACATCTAAAAGGTAATCTGATAAAGTAACAACCTATTAAATCTTACCGGAAAAATACTATGGATATTTCTCGTTTAGGCCAATTAATGACCCTTCAAGACTCTTTCAATAAAACTCAAAGAGAGAAAACGAGAGGTAAATTAGGGCAGCTAGATGAAGCAAGTGCAACTAAGCTAGCGGCATTACAGTACACCATCGATAAAAATAATGAAGAAGTGTCTGCATATAAGAATACATGGGCAGCCGGTGTACAAGGTGCTTTAGGATTAGAACAAAAGAGATCTGGTGCTTTATATCAAGCGATTAACTTGCCAGCTACAGCACTGTATGCATTATCTGACAAGGGTATTGGTAATGCTGTAACCAGCACAATGCAATCTGGAGATGTAATTAGCCCTGCTGAACGTGATGCTTACAATCGTGAATTAGCAGGTAAAGCTACCCCTGAAGATACTGCTTTATTGAATTCTTCTGACAAAATAGCATTAGGAGGTATGATTGACCATGTCACTAAAATGCCTATTCATCAGCCTATCTCAGGCACTGTTAGAGATAAAATCAAAATTGATTTAGGGGTAAAAGAGTCATCTAAAAAAGTTACAGACTTTTTTGATATTAAATCTATTCGTGATACTGCAGACCAAGAGGCATTCAGAGCAGGCATTACTGAAAATTTTGATCTCGGTTGGGATAAAGTTAAAAAAGGGTTTAGTCAAGATTCCAAAGCATCTACTTGGGAAAAAACTAAAGATATTTTTTCTGGTTTAGATCAGATTGTTTCAGATGTTGGGTCAAGTGCTGCTAACAATAAGATGGGTATTGTAAGTTACGCAGCGGAAAACTTACACAACCTATTTCTACCTGCAGGTATTAATGTTGCTTCCAATGCTGGGTATGCAAACAGAGAATACAGAGATGCTTACTTAGATAAATTGAAAACTACAGGGCAATTACCTAATGCCTCTGAACAAGCAGGTATGGTGGGTAATGCTGCTTTAGCCTTTGGCGTTGAATACATGGGTGATCATGTATTACGTAAGTTATCTGGTTTAGGTGGGAAAAAGATTATCAATTCAATTGATGAAATCGTTCCTGCTACTGCTATACAAAAAGCTTTACGTGTTACTGGGGCTACTACAGGAAGTATGGCTTCTGAAGCAGGTACAGAAGGCTATCAAACTTACCTTGAGGAAAAGATCAAAGGTAAAGAAGCCTCTGCAAAACAGATCTTTGAAGGCGCTGTAATTGGCGCATTCTCTTCTGGTGGTATGACTGCGCCTACAAGTATTGCAAGTAACTTTTTAGGCAAGTCTCCGGAACAACAATTAGAAGACCAATTCAAAGCCAATAAAGCAATGGATATTGAGACTGCTGTTCAGGCTAAAGATGTTTCTGCATTCATAGATCCAGCTTCTCCTAAATACGCTCCTGATACTGCTATGGTGGCATTGAGTGCATTGGTTCAATCTGCTGATATTACCCCAGAAGAGAAAGCTTCTTTTGTAGAACAAAGTAATGCCATTGCACAACAGATAGAAGATCAGAAAGTAGAGGTAGGTGCTAAGTTAAGTGGTGTTGGTATGACACCAGAACAAGTACAGGAAGCTGAAGCTAATATTCAAGATTACACTGCTGCACTTGCAACAATACCTGAAACTGAGACTCAGTTAATTCAGGATATTAATAATCAAATTCAAGTAGAAACATTGAAGCTTGAGGCAGCATCATATTCTCAAGAACAGATAGATTCTTTGAATACAGAAGCTAAAGCATTGTCTCGTATTAGTGAAGAAGTATCTTCTGCTAAAGCACAGATATCTTCTATAGCAGCTCCAATTGATACTGAGATCAATGTTGATGAAGCAATCAGTAATATTTCAACTGAACCAGCAAACGTATCCAAAGTAATTAACTTGTCTATGGCAAGTAGAGAAGCTTTATCTGATATGCAGGTAAGTCAATTAGAGCAGCTTGCAAATGACACTACATCTCCAATGACAGAAGGTGAGCGCACTTATTTTAAAGTGATGGCTACTACTCGTGCTTTAGAAAACTCACTAAAGACAGCTAATCAAGTTAGTGAAGAAGTGCTTTATGGTAGCAAACCAAAAGCAAAGACTTACTTTAAAGGTACTACACAATATCGTGAAGAGATTGCTAATGCATTGAAGACTGGTAGCCCAGAACTCGCTACTAAGCTTATTGGTTCATTAGAGACATTTGCTAAAGACCATGCTGAGAAAGCGCGTGTGTATGCTAAGGCGATGTCACGAGGTCAAGAGCAAGGTGCTAATGTATCCATTACTCGTTACAACGGTAATTGGAAAATTGTACCTAATGGATACAAGCTTGAAGGTAAACAGAAAGCAGAAGCTTTGGTTGCAGCTAGTCCTAAGTTTCAAGAGAAGATCGCGCAAGAAAGTAATCTGATCAATAGTACATTAGGTGAGATGAAAGCTTTGGTCGGTGCTTATAGTAATCCTGGTTCAGTAAGTGTTGCCCCAGTTACTGAGACTGCCTCTGTTGTACCTACTCAAAGTATTGAACAAACTCCTTTAACAGGGAATACAGAAGTTATTCCAGAAGTTTTATTTCAAGATCAACTAGCGCAGCAAGAACAACAAGATGTACAACCTACTTTAGAAGGAATTCAAAATGAGTCTCAAGCCATTGAAGCCAAGCAAACAGAAGCGCAAGGACAAGAATCAAAACAAACTACCGAAGGTAGTAATGTAAACCCAAGTTCAGAGATTTCTCTTGCAACCCAAGATAATCCTTCTGAAGCAATACAAGACGGATCAAACATTCAAGAACCAAGCGTATCTGAGGGTGTCTCTACAGGCACGCCTACAGAAGCCCCAAACGAGGCTACAGAGACTTCTTTGCCTACAGACGGTAAGTTATCCTACTTAGTTCCGGAAAGCTCTCTGGGAGCTTTAGGAGTGTCCCAAAGCCAAGGTAATAAAGCAGGTTCTGTACGTCCTTTGGTTGTGGTTAAAGATTTCCTGTCTAAATGGCTAGGAGGTGAGATTGACCCTGCTCAGTATTTGACAGAAGGAGCTTCCCAAAACATCACAGAAGCGCAGCAGAATACTTTGAATAGTGTTCGTACATTGCTTCCTAATTGGGTATCTGCAGTTGTCGATAACTTCCGTTACAACGAAAAAGCAAAGAATAATTTTGATGATTACACACAATTCTTTATTGATGAGAGCGGTGTATCTGAAGAGAACTTTGCTACTGCAATCGCATTTGCAGCTTACAGCTTTGTGAATATGCAGGCTAATCGTCCTTTAGTAAATAAACGTGAAACAGTCATTGAATTGTTTAAAGGTGAAATTGGTGTACTTACTCCAAAAGGAGAGAAGCTATTAAACACATTGACTAATACTAAAGCAGAAGCAATTGATGCTATTGGTTCATTGGCTTATCGTGCATTAGGTTTAAAGATTACTGAAGATACACCAAGCAATGTAGAGCCAATGATTAAAAGCGCATTAGGCGTACATGGTTTACTCTTGCTTGAGCGTAAAGGAATTGTTGAACGTATCAATTTGAAGCGTAAGACAATTGAATCTGCTTTTGATCGTTCTGTTTTGAGCGCAAGAGTTCCTACAGATAAGCAAGTGTATGACAAGGAATCGGTAGTTGAATTTGTTCGTATGGTTTCTGTTTTAGATGACAAGAAACAAAAGACAATCACATCTATCGCTAAGTCGATTAAAGATAATAATGTTGAGAGCCGTGACATTGTTAATCGTTTATTTGGTGCTGAGAAACTAGGTGCAGTTGCATCTACTAAGCCGTATAAATATACTCAAGTAACTGCTAAACGACGTACATTAGGTATTCCTAATTCTCAACGTAAAGTGATTGAAGCTAATCATCAAATAGGTAGATATGTAAATCCAACGATGTTAGAAGCTATCAATGTATTCGGTAAAGAAGCTATTTTGCGTATGGCAGGATTTAAAGATATCGTTATTGATCGCGTACAAGCCATGGCTCGTGATAGTGTCATTGCTCAAAACGAAAATCTTGAATTGCAGTTGTCTCGGTTTATGGCGGCTAAGGATTTAGCTTTTAATCCTAATGCTGAATCAGATCAAGATACTTACAGCAATCCTTTATATGTGGCTCAAGAAGTATTAGGCAATCAACGTGCCGGTTACTCTACGCTTGATCTAAATCAACAGACTTCAAAGATTGCTCGTGCTTCCCTATATCATAAAGAATGGGAATCTACAGTTGATATGAATGATATGGATCAATTCTTTATTGCTGTAGCAAACGGAATTGGCATCAAGATTGATAATCAAAACAATGCTAAAACCATTGTTATATTAAAAGAAAAATTGACTAAAGATCGTCAATTGGCTTCAACAGTTACTTTATTACGTCAAGGGTTCTTTGAAGGTAAGCCTGTATTTGATCAAACCGGAAACGTAGAAACTGTAGTTCAGCAAGTAGCTAAAGAAGGAATCATGTCTCTTCCTTACTTATTAGCATTGGCTCAGTATGGGTACGCAAAGCAAACAGGACAAACATCATTCAAGGTTAATTTCCCTGTAGGTAGTGATGCTAAGAATAGTGGCCCAGCTCTCACCAATTTTTTCCTTGGTGCTGCTGATTATGACCGTCTTAACAAAACTGGATTCTACAGCACAGAACAAGGACAAGCAGATCACTTTTCTCAGTACCGTGAGCAACCAGATAGTATGGATTTGTATGAAGATTTATTCTCTAAAGTAATTTCTACTATGTGGGGCATGGCTTACAGTGCTAAACACCCATGGTTTAACAAAGCTGACTTGCAGAACATGCTAGTGATCACCGGTGAATTTAAAGATCGTAAAACAGGTAAGGTAACTAGCAAAGGACGTAACTATGCTAAGACTCCTACTACTGGTTTTAACTTTGGTTCCTCAGTACAGAAAGCTGTACAAGGTATGTATGAATACTTTTTAGAAGACATCTCTAAGACGATAGAAGATATCGTTAAAGGGGATAATAAAGATGTCTCTTTAAAGAATTATTTAGCTGCTTTGAACAAGGCAATTGTGTTTGGTAATAACAATCCTTTAGCGGAATATAAAGCTTCATTATTAGATTTGAATATGGATGAAGATGCTGCTTTGGATTTGGTATTAACCGATGATCAGTTAGCTGCTTTACAGTATGCGTTTATCCAGATGATAGGTAATCCTGCTACCTCTGCTATGTATGCTTACTATAAGACTTTCTTGGGGCGTAGAAACAAGTTAAGTGCAACTATCAATTCTACTTTTGTTATTTATGATGAAGCCCGTAAAGCATTACATGTAGCTAAGCTTAAAGAATTGGTCGACGCAGGAACTATTCCTAAAAAAACCTACTTGAATAAAGCCGGTGAAATTGTAGTGACTGAAGAACCTATGTTTGATTTGTCAGCAAATCAAATGAAGGAAATCGACAATACTCTGAAAGATTTGTTTCCTGCGGTGCATTCCTACATGAGCGCTCTGGAAAACAACCCAGATGCAAAAGTGTCTTTAGTGAAAAATGATAAAGCCCGTGAAAAGAGTTCTCCTTACAAAGCCAAGGTACAGACTAAATACACGTTAACAAATGCACAGTATAAAGATTCTAAGCAATTGATTACAGATAGTTATGTTCCTAGCTTACAAGCACCTGGGGCAGGAGGCACACCTTACATCATTCACTCAAGTGAATCTTCAATCATGCATTTTGCACTGGCTCAGGTAGATGGTGCTTTAGGTGTCCATGATGAAGGTAACTCTGGTCTGAAAGATGCAGTAAAAATGTCACAATCTTTGAACCAAGGAGCAGCAGATGTATTGCTTAAGTATTCTCCATTAGGACAAACCGAAGCACTCTTAAATAACTCATTATTTAATTTTGCTAAGTTGATCCATGAAGGAAAGATCCCTAAAGAAACAGCAGATGCTGTGAATAAAGGATTGGCAGAAATAGCACAACGATTGAATAAAGATGCTCCTATTACTTCTGGTTTCTCTGCAATGACCCAAGTGACTTTTAATAATACTTGGGATGGGGAATACCAACGTCTGAGTGTTTTAAAGGAGCTTAAGAGCGTAGATCATTATCCATTAGAGGGTGGACAATATGAAGTACCACAAGCTAATCGTGATTATGCAAAAGCAAAAATAGATCAACTTAAGAAACGTACTAAACTTTCTGGACGTACTAAAGAAGTAAACAGATACTTAAACGATCTGACTAAAGAATCACAAAAAACATTAGTAACTACAGAACAGTTGAAGACAAAGATGTGGGAAATTATTCGTGCATTTAAAAGCGGAGAAGTTACACAGCAAGAATATGAAATTGCTAGGGAAGCTTTGATTAATCAAAATTCTGGTTTTGAAAATGTGCTTAATGAAGACATGGCGCAAGGTATTAAAGATCTGAATGACTTCATTAATCAAGATGTTGAGCTTGCTCGTGCAGTGGCTATTGCATTTAATCAAGAAGAAATTTCAGGTAAATTATCTATTCCTACAAAGGAGGATACCGGCACATCTCCTGTAAAGCAGGATCAGGAATTGGTTGACTTTTTAGAAGCAAACAAGGAAACAACCACAACTGAAGTGAAAGCAAAGTTAAAAGAAATTCTCTCCAAGAAAAAAGGAAATGAATTTTTATTAGCTCTGTTAGATAAGCTGACTGCAAATGTAAAGGTGATTTATGCAGAACCAGGAACTCCGGTATTAGAGAATCCTTTGGTTCCTTCTCGTGGATGGTTTATCACTAAGCATAATCAAGAAGCTATTTATATTACTTCTGCTGATCAAAAACACTCTGGCATTACTGCAGAGGTATTGGTACATGAAATGCTTCATGCAAATCTTGCTTATTTAATCCAAACAACCAAAGCACAGCAAATCAAAAATCCAAACTACACAAGTTTGACTCTTGATTTGATTAAGGATCTAGAAGCTTTATTTGAGCAAGCAAAGCAACAAGAAACTTTTGAAGTATTTGCTAATGAAGTAAACAGCTTAGATGAGTTCATTTCTTATGGTTTAACGAATCAAGAATTTATTGATGCTGTAATGTCTAACGTAACTTTTGAAAGCACACAGAAAGACAATGCATTAGTTAAGCAAACTTTAGTACAAAAATTCATCGATACACTGGTGAAAATATTCTTTAGAAAATCTGATGCAACAGCTAATGCAGGCATGACTACGCTCATTACTAATGTATCTGGTTTGCTTCAAATAGTTGCTGATGTAAATGAAGAGTCTGCAGAAGATATCAATCTTTCTATGGCTGCTAAGCAACGCAGAAAAATCTACAATTACACTACTTTGGATATCTTCTCTGCTTTGGAGAATTTTGGTAATACAAAGGTTTCTAGTGCGTTCCAAGTACGGATGAATAATGTTCTTTCTTCTATCGTAGGAAAAGTGCTTACTCCTTCTGGATCATTAGGTGAATCTTTAATGAAGAATCAACCTATTGGTCCAGTGAATGTATGGATGCGTGCTTTGAATACCGGTAAAGCTGCATTAGCTTATGAAGCACACAAAGCAACATTCCCAGTTTCACACCAAGAATTATTTGTTATGGAACAGGTAGAAGCTGCTTTTGAGGAAGCATCTAAAGTACAAGCAAACGATGGCAGCATTGTTATGCGTGAACTTGAGTACGTATATAACCGGGCTGAAGGTTTATTGAAAGTTGAAGATTTCTTAGAAGATCAAGTAAATCCTACTGCTCAAGATAAAGCACGCGCACGGGAGTACTATGACTTTTTATTCAAACTTACTCCAGATGCTAATGGTGTATCCCATCACTTGAGTAGATTTGCTGCTGCTGTATTAGGTAATGAGAAGATCAATTCTGTATTGGATATCCGTGGTGATTTACAAGATCAGGATACTTATGGTCTAACTTTTGCTGAAAAGATCCAACGTCTTTTTGAACGTGCATTAAGTATGTTCACTGGTTTGATCACGAAGTCAAAACGTGATGATCCTTTGAATGTTCGTGTAGAAGCCTTGGTTTCTCGCTTAGTAGATATCGAGGCTAAGCGTAAATCATCCTTGTTACATCAAAATAAGATTGAAGCTACTTTAGGCATCCCAGATGACCTCGCACAGAAAGGTGCAATGGGAATCAAGGAAGCATTAAACAAACTCTCTAAAACATCTATGATCACAAATAGTAAGTTTGCTGCTATCCGTGCTTCAGGGCAGTTTGCAGAGCTATTGGCGAATGATCGTGTAAAGAATGCTGTGGACGGTTTAACGGTGATTAGAGATCAATTGGTAGATGGTAAGCATGGATTTATCATGCAGCTTGTCGACACGGTTAAAGGCCCTGCAAATTGGGCGCAAGCACTGTTGCGGCATAACAAGCATCTTCAGAACTTAAAAGTAACAATGAAGAACCAAACAGCAAAGAATGTACTGAGCAGTTTTGTTAATGAAGGGAAAGATTTAACAGACAACGATAAGGCTACTATTACTCAAGTATTTTTGCGTACCGGTGCTCATCATTTATTTGATAAATTTGGCATTTCCGGAATCTATGAATTACTCACAGATTCTACAAAATTGAATAATGAAATCTCTGCTTTAGAAACTTTATTAAATCAATTTGATTTGCCTGGGACTAAATACAAAACCAGTGAGTATTACAAGATGCAAGCTAGTTCTTTGGCTTCCTATAAACTTACAGGAGTAAATACTTTGAGTGGTGGTTTGTTATTGAATGCACATAACATTGCTTTCAAAGCTGGGTCACCAATTCAAGGCGTAACAACTGCGCAAGCTGATCAAGCAATTCCTATGTTGGAATCCTTGATTACTTTGTATGGCTTACGTATGTCAACTGAGAAAGCAGATGCTGCGCGTATCCTTAAAACTGAAATGGATCGTAATGGTTTGAATGGTGTAGAGGTTGTATTGCTTTACCATAAAAAATTCGATAAGGACTCTCGTGAAACTTTGTTCAAGAATAATCCTTATTCAATGATTCATGGTTATGTGCCGGATATTCTAAATCCTAATACAACACACGCAGAAGCGATTGTAGGTAGCCCACAAGCACAGATGCTACGTGACATGGGTTACGAACAGAAAGATATGGTAGGTGCTGATAAAACAGATCCTGAACAAGCCAAGAAAGCTATGTTTGTATTGCGCGATGGTGCTCCATTACCATGGGTTACTACATCAACAGATCTTGCTGATAACCATAGTAAAGGACATACATTATTCAATGGTTTCACAAACACAAATCATTCTATAGGTATGAATAATGCCGCTGAGTTAGCACGTATTAACAAACTTAAAGAAAGAGATATTGTATTGATGCATCAAGGCATCTTTGTTAATAAGAAGCCAGATGAATCTTTTATGGTTCCAATCGTTAATTCCAAAGGTCAATTTGCTGACTGGAGATATGTGATGAACGATAAAACACGTAATGATGTTTTAGAACGTGATAATCGTATGGAAGAAATATTAGGTGTAATGGCTGCTGAATTGTTTAGTAAGGTAAATGTCAAAGGACAAAACACTAATGTAGTTAACGCACTCAAAGAAGATTACGATAATTACTTTACCAAGATTCCATCATCATTCTTACGTATTTCTGCTACAAGTTCTGATCCAGAATTGAGAGAAATTTGGGCATTGCTTCCTGATGCTATGAAGCAAGATGCTATAAAGACTTTTGGTGGTAGAGAGTTAATGATTCGTAATGAATTACTTACTCCTATATTTGGATACCGTAAGAAGTCATTGAGTACTTTATTCAATAAAGAACAAAAGAAAGCACATGAATTAGCAATCACAATTACTGTTGAAAAGATCTTGTATTTGTATGCTCGCACTAAGTTGGGTAAATCTATGCTTGCTGCAGAAGAGTACACAAAACAAGCTGCAATTAAAGTCCGTAGAGCAGAAAATATCTGGAAGACTTTAGTTGATATTACCAAGGATATTATTGTTATTCGTACTGGTTTTGTTTTGTTAGATAACGTGAAGAGTAATATTTCTCAATTGATGATTAAAGGAATTCCTGTATCTAGTATTGCTAAATACCATCATGTTGCTTCTGTTAGTTTACGTAATTGGGAAGAAGACACAGAGCGATTGAATTTGTTAAAAACAAATTTAGCTGCTGGGTACACTCAGGGTAAGAACGCTGAAATGCAGAGAGAGATAATTAAATTAGAGAATTCACTTGCTCGTAATCCAATTAAAGATTTGATCGATGGGGGCTTGATGCCAGCTATCGTTGAAGATGTAGGATTGGAAGAAGACAAGTATTCTCAGAAAACTCTGTTTGCTAAGAAGGCAGAGCCTTATGTCAGTAAAGTTCCTGTAGGTATTCGTAATGCTGTAAAGGTAGTTACGATGTCTCGCGGTACTACAATACATAATGCAATGACTACTGCTACTCGATATTCTGATTTCTTGGCTCGATACACTATGTATCAAGAGTTGGTAAGTCGTAAGACAAATCCAATGACCAAGGAAGAAGCGATTCAAGAAGCTAGTGAATCTTTTGTGAACTATGACTTACCTATGCCGGCATATTTGCAGTATACAGACGATATGGGGATCACAATGTTTACTAAATATTTCTTACAGATTCAAAGGGTGTTGTTTAAGATGAGTAAAGAAAACCCAGGTAGAGTTTTACTGGCTTATTCTTTAGGAGAGTATTTCAATTCTTCTGGAGTAGTTACTCAAGCATCAGTATTCAATCACATGTTTAATAATCCGTTTAACACTGGGCCATTACAATTACCTGGTGCTGTGGATGAGATTGCTACTGTAGCTGCTGCAACTTCAATAGTTAAATAAAAGAAAAAAGGCTTACTCGGTAATCTGAGTAAGCCTTTAATCAACATCAGTGTCGACTTTCTATTGCTTCTTTAATGAGACAAGCAACTAGCCACACTACAAAAGCTACTATTGCAAGTCCCGCTAAAATCATTCCAATAGATGCAATGAACATCATTGCACCGACAATGAATGTGATTACTAAAATCGCAGCTATTGTATAGCCAATGTTTTTTAGTAACCCCATAATGATTAAGAGAACAAGCTAGGAGTGCTTGGGGCTGTAGTACTGTAGCCTGGATCTGTTTCAGGTTCAGGTTCAGCTACTGCAGGTGTTTCAGTGACCAAAGGCAATTCCGCTTGGACTGCTTGAACAACTGGAGTAGCTTCTACTACAGTCTTTTGGGCAAAATCTTCAATTGAAATATCTGCAGTCAATCCACCGTTTTTACGTCCTGCTGTAAAATCGATTTTTACTTCTTTCCCTACCAAGCTAATTCCTTGGTTTGAGATGAAAGAACGGATTGCTGATTCAATCTCAGCTTGTTTGATTTGTACTTGCATGGTATTACCTTTCAATTTAAAAGAGACAGCAATTGTTTAAAAGCATTTGTTTCTAAACCGGCATATATTGCAGCAGTTGCATCAGCTTGATGTTCTACTTTCCCGTCAACTGGGATAAGTACACCACCACGTTTTTGCATAGTCCAAGGAGCTTCAGGATGTTTCTCTATTGCCCATTTGATCATCTGTGCTTTAGTAGCTGTTTTAGAGCCTACAGACGCTTTTTTAACTTCGATAGGGGTAACTTCAAAGAATGGAATTCCAGTAGCTCTGAGTGCTCCTAAAATCCCTACACAGATCCCATACGAAGCCATGGCTCTTGCCGATTGACTTCCTACAGGAACTTCAACAAATATTGCCTGTGCATCTTTGGAGAACTTAAATACATCTTCTGCTAATTGCTTTGCACATTCTAAATCGTTACTGTTATTTCTAACTTGTTTGCCTTCTAATTCTGAAGGACAAATAGTACCGACTTCTTGAATGACAAGTTTATCAATAGAAGGTGTATAGACTCCTTTGCTCATACCCCAATTGCGCAAAGAAGGATCAAATCCAACTACTCGGATTTGTTTAGGCTGGGTCGTTAGAAACGGATTTGACATCTTCTGCCTCCACCGTTACTGGCAACTCTTCTGGAAACTTTGAAGGTTCAAAACCAGTAGAGAAAGGTAATTTACCAATCTCAGTAATTGCGATTGCTAAACCAAATTGGAAACCTTTTTTAAGATCTCCTTCCATTACGTAATCTTCAGTTGCTTGTCCATCATCTGAGATTACTTTCATGGATACCCCATCTGGGATAGTGCTTAAATGGTTAAGCAGATCAACTTTATCTTTCAACCAAACTGCCATTAAATCCGCTAATTGTGCTGGATCAGTTACTTCTACATAACCAGTTTCAGGAGAAATTTCTGAAACTATATCTTGTGTAGTAACTTCAACAGCAGCCATTAATGGAGAAGTCAGTTCTGTTTTATTATTTTCCATATTTACTTTCGGTAAAAAAATAAGGATACCTCCTTGTGAGAGGTATCCTATGAGTGGAACTAATTAAGAGAAGAGACTTTGTTTTGGTTTTGCCATACCACTTGCAGGAGATGGAGCACCAGCAACACCATTACCTTTTGGAGCTTTGCCAGATTTGTCTTTAGTTTTACCTGTCCACTTGTCTGACCAAGTTTTGTGAAATTCAGCATCAGTTGCTTTTGCACGAATCTCAGCAGTAGTCATGTTATCTGAAGCGCGGAAGAACTTTTCAATCTCATTAACTTCACGAGTTTCGCCGGTAGCTTCATAAACATTTGTTGCTTCATTTTTCTTGGTTTTGTCTTCAATCTGCTTGATGAGAGCAAATGTGATTTCTTTACCAAGCAATTCAACAAGAACCATTGTTTTGGTAGGAACTTCTGCTTTAGCTGCGGAAGAGTAAATATTGATTACTTTCTCTTCTTCTTCTACATCAGAAATTTCTTTACCAACAGTAAGCAAGGCTAAACTGTTTGCCATAACAAAGCCAGGTAAGTATTGCTTATTACCGTCTTTGTCCAAGAAGAAATTATTTCCTCCTTTTGCTGTACCGCCCGTCATCCAGAATGTTTGACGAACTTCTTTGTCATCAGAAGTTTTCAAATCCAATACCAAACCAAGAGCACCAGATGTTGCTTTGTTCAAGTAAGCCATTTCGATCTTACCTGTATAAACACCAGATTCCAATGCTGCACGGCTTGAGCCAATGGAATCTTTTTCATCTGCGATACTGGTATCTGTTTTTAGGTTTTTTAATAGTGACATGTTTCTCTTTCAGTTGTTGTTTGGGATTTAGATTATAAGACTAATTGTAGTACTCAACCAGCCTATCCAGTACGTTCTGCATATTATTATCAATGAAGGTTTCCTTCGTATCAAATATACCCAGTGGACCTCGTAAACGCTCGTTTACAGTGTCCTTTGTGTTCTTGGTTTGGAATACATATTTAAAACCAAGAGCTTCCTCTTCAGGAGTAATGTTCAGTAAAGCAGAACCGTATTCCTTCAAGGTTTTTAATGGTACTTTTTTAGAAGCCAGTACTAATGAAAAATAAGCTTCAACACCATTATTCTTCAATGCGCCTTTGATAGGTACTTTAGTTTCAACTATCATTTCAGACTCATTATGTGAATCCAATGTATGTGCAATAAAGATCACATTCTTGGTAGAACGTGCTGAATACTGTTGCAACAGATTCTTGAAGTATTGTGCAAAGTCTGCCCAAGCTTGCATACCGTTTGCTGATTTATTTACATAAACCGATTCAAACATATCCATCAAGAAAGTTAAACTATCTACGATGATTGTATGTATTCCTTCTTGGGTTTCTGCATGATCAAATGCTTCAAAAACCTGATATGGATCAGTGATAACAAATTCCTTAAACTTGCTCCGGAAGGGAAGCTTCTTCCCTGCCTCACAATTCAAGTACATTACCCCTTCTGGGTTTTTGATCCCCATCAATGATGCTGATTTACCTGTAGAGGATTTCCCCACAAGTAAAACCATATTGTCATTGATAGGTGTAGGTGCTGCTGTTGCCATTGGATTCTCCAAAAGAAATGTTAATGTTTACTGGCTAAAGATTTCATTACGGATACCATAATGGTACTCATAATTTCTGCTTCATCCAGCTTATCTGGAATTTTATCGTTAAGATCAATTACTCTGGATCGGATGTTTTCAAAATCGAATCCACCGTCTAACAGAATCATTGCATAACGTAAGAGCATGTTGTTTCTATTCCCGTCACCAATGTTAGTGATGACCCAACGCTCAAGTTTGTCCAGTGACTGTTGAGAGTCAATAGCTTGTTTACGTTCTTCATTTTTACTGGTTTTAGGAATGAAAGGTAATGCGTCCAATAACTCACCATCGTTGTATTCATAGTGACCTTCACAGGTTAGCCATTTACGAGCACGTTGGTTCACTGCAGTGTCTACATCAAATGGAAGCCACTCACAAATGTTATTCATAAACTCTTTGTAGTCTTTTGCATCCATTGCTAATTCATAATTCAATGGAAGGATTAGACGGAATCTATGCTCTTCATCAGAGTGTCGTTTTGTGGTGTACAAGAGGTACTTATATTTTTTGAGAAGTAATTGAACAGTAGAGATGTTTACCCCACCATCAATATCAATCACAGCAAGGTTAAAACCTTGAATGCAATTTTCTTCTGAACGATGCCCAAGACCTTTATTACCGTTTATCAAATGATGGTTGACCCAATGTAAATCAGGAGCATTCACCAAAATGTGTAATTTTTCAAAAGGAGGATTTTCGTTTACATAATTATCGGCAATGTCACCGCTGTAAGAAAGAACCATTTTATTGATATCAGTTTCTTTTAGAGTTTCACCGCGAATGAATTCAATACCATCTGCAAAAGATTTCTTGATGATGATATTGTTCTTGTACCCATAAGCAATTGCAAGGCTCATCATTTCTGCTTTGTTACCTGCTGCTCCTCTGTAGAAAGGCAAATCTTCCACAAGATCGGCTTGGGTAATATCAGACTTAACTGTTGCAATATACTTGGCTAATTTAACGTAATTACGATCCCTCGTAAGTAAACGATTAAATGCTTCACCAGATTCTTCTGCTAACTTAATTGCATTGTATAAATGCTGTTCAGTCAGTTCAGGAGAATTATCCACAAATGCATAAGCACCCGCTAATTTCAGAGCTTTGAAATACCGATGAGATATTTCAGCTTTCTTTATTTCTTCATGTTCTGGAAGGCTTGCAGCAATTGCCTCGCATTGAAGACGGTACTCAATTAAAGCCATGCTGGTATCTTTTGACATGATAAGCTTCTTATCAATGTTAATGATATCTGCAAGTCTTTCTAAACGTCCTGCTACCTGCTCTAAGTAAATATTGCTCTGTTTGTTAGACAGGGCATCATAGACTTCTTGAGCGGATTGCACAGTTTGTTTTTGTTGAGCACGGATGTACCCAAAGAAGCATCTCCGACCATAGCCAGTTTCTAGCATGGAATAGAGCTCCTCTTCAGTCTTACTACCATTGAGAAGTTTGGAAGGTGTACCAAACATAAGCATGTTCGTTGGGGTTCTCCCCACGATTTCTTCATTGCGAATACTTTCCGAAGTATTCTTAATTAGCTTTTGTTTGATGTTACCAATATCGTAAAGCTCTAAGAACGTATTGAGTACGTCAATATTGCCAACAAGATTGGAACCAATCTCATCAATTTGAAGATTCATTGAGCCGGCATTGGCCATCAGAAGCTTATGCCGCATCTGCTTAACTGCTGCCGGCGTACCTGAATCAAAGCTGAACATGAACGTACCTGCTTGCTCATATTCTTTCTGTACACGTATCAATTCTTCATCTGGATCAGTCTGCTTTTTATTAGCTCTTTTAACTGCTAACTTAGGCAAATTCTGTTCTGCAAGAATTGGTAAAGTTTCTTCTAAAAACCGTTCACGGAATAAGTTGATTACACTATTTTCCATGATGTTTGTAGAGAAACCCTTACCTGTTCCTGAAGGACTCAGATTGAGCGCATACATATTAACCGGGATGTCTCCACGATCATGTGTTTCTATTGTGGTACGCATCATGGAAGCTACTACACTAAAGTAATAACCTACAAGTACTCGAAAGAATAATGGATTTTCATTCTGTGTTTTACTACAGAGAATCTCCACTATTTTTTCTGAGGTTGGATGATGTACCATTTGATCTACTGGAATCATTTATTCTCCCAAAGAGTTAACTCGCCTCTTTCAATTAATAAATCCTTTTGACTGCACATATTAAAAGCTGGGCAGTAAAGGCACGCTTGTACGTTACCTGGAACTTCTTTGATATAGCCAATGTACTTGTCTTCAGCTAGTCTTACTTGGGCTGATTGAAGATCATCAAAGTTCTTAGTACTTCTTCCACCGGTTTTAGCTTTTTGTGGATCTTTGTAATACTTGTACACTGGAGCAGATCTCCAAAGATCTTCATCAGTGCAATGTGGTAACTGATCTTCAGGAGCATTCCAAAATTTATCTAATATAGATAAGCGACTTCTTATATAATTTTCTGTCTCTTGCGGAGACATCAAATTGAAGTTCTGAGTATGGAATGCTTTTTGAGGATAGTCAGGATCTTGTTTAGCTTTTGCTCTTGACCAATCAGTGAACAGATAATGGATTTGCATCCGATCCTCTGTAATCATTTCTGGGTCAAGCCAACGGTAAATACTGCCTTGTAAAGAATACTTAGCGTTATTCAACTGGTTCACGTAAGTAAAACAAGATGTGGATTTATAGTCCTGAACTACTCCTTGACCTACAAAATCAAATTTACCGGTAACGGTCCACTTGCCCAAAGATTTGGATAAGCGTTGTTCCATGTAAATTGGAATATCATCAGGGGTTAAATCTTCTTTTTTTGGGTTTATTTTGACACGGTTAATAACCTTGTCTGGATAGCCTAACGCCTTCATTGCATTCGCATAGTTAAATACCCATGCTCGTTCAATTCCGTCGTGTATGGCTGCTCCTACACGATTCTTAACCATATCAGCAAGATTTACTGCAGAGTCTGTAATTGGAACCCTTGCAGCAAGTATTACTTGCCTTACTGGTTTAATTAAAGATGTTGCAGAAATCGTGTTAGGGTCAGAATTATAGTCATAATTATCTGAAGCAAAAAATACACCTAATGCTAATGGAACTTCAGACACGTTAGTAAATCGTTTAACCATAATATTCCTTATTTTTCACAGAAGGGCAGGATGCCCAGTTGGTGTGTTTTATGAGTAGAGTTCAAGCCAACGAGTTAATGTATCTCGCGCTTCACGAATATCATCAGCCTGAGATTTCTTACCAGTTCTCACTCCAGATAAAAGTAATTTCTTACTTGCATGTTGTAGTGCTCCGGAAGGATCTTGAACATTAAACATTTTGTGTACTGCATAGACATCTATCTCTGTTAAGCCTTCAGTAGATTTGTAATACTTAGGGTATAACTCAGCAATAGATAACTTAGGGGCAGTTGGTATTTTTGGCTTAGCACATGAATGACACAATGATTGAGGAGACGTTGTGTGATTAAGGCAGTCTTTAGTAATACATTTCCATTCAACCATTTGAATTTTCCTTAGGTGCGTAATACCCACTCATGCGTTTTTTTACTGATTCAGGTACTTTTAAAAAGTGATACCAAGCTTCAAAGAATTCCCAACTACGAGAATTCCAAATTACTTGAACTACCACACCACCTTTACTTAATGCCCATACTTTTTGACCATTTTGAGGAGGGTTAATAAGGGCATCTTGCATTTCTGCTGTATGCACCGTAGGACGATCTATCTCAGCCATTAGTTATGCTCCTGTTCAATTAGTCGTCTGATCTCTTTAACAGGAATACCTGTTTGTTCATGCACTTTTAAAATGAATACTGCACCAATATTTACTTCACCACTGCGCACTCTTGAAATAGAGCTAGGGTACATGTTTAAACTAATGGCAAGATTCTTATCATTCTTGGCCCCATATCGTTTAAATAAGGTGTTAATTAGGGTGATCGCTGTCATAGTGGGTAGCCTTTCTCGTATAATACTTTCATGTTTTTCCTTTCAGGTTAAAATCAATTACAAAAATTAGAGGTAAATAATGACAACTTGTGTTGATAATGTTTGCGGTCTAGGCGGGTTTAATAACCCTAAACCAGGCGACCCAGATAATAATTCTGTATTAACTGCTACCCCTGCTTATGGAGGTATTGATCTTAACTGGTCGTTTCCTTCTACTAATCCATGGGCTGTTGCGCATACTCGCGTATATCGCGCAATAAGCAATGATGTAATGAGCTCTCAATTAATAAAAGTAATTGGGGGTAATTTCTATTATGATCCGGTTCCTCCTAATGTTCTCTATTACTACTGGATTGAGTTTGTATCTGTCAATGGTACTTATGGTTCATTGATTGGCCCTGCTTCATCTACTGCAATGAGTACTATTGAAAAAACGATAGAGGATCTTACAGGAAGAATTGATGCGGGGGTACTAGCCCAAAGTCTTAAAGGTGAAATAAATAAAATTGTTTTATTGGATTCCACTATTACTGATGAAATACAAAATCGTTTAGATGATCAAGCTGCTCTTGGTAATTTAATTACTTTAAGTGATGGTACATTAGTAAATGCTTTAACTATTCTTGAAACAGAAACACAAGCAAGGATTACCAGCGAAGGTGCCATAGTCAACTCTATGAATTTAATGGCTGCTGGGTTTGAAGATTCTCTTGCCGGAGTAGTAGAAGAAGTAAATATTTTAGTGGGGCCTGATTCGGCTTTAGCAGAAAAAGTACTTACTACTGAAGCTGAGGTATTTGGTAATGTTACTACAGGACAAGTAGGGCTTTCTTCTAAGGTAATTACTTTGGATGGTAAAGTTGTTTCTATTGGTTCTCTGTACACAGTCAAATTAAATACCAATGGTTTGATTGGTGGTTTTGGTACGTATAACGATGGCACAACAGTACAAGCAGGCTTTGATGTCGACTCGTTTTGGGTTGGTAGAACATCTGCAAATATGCGCAAACCATTTATCATTGATAGCGGTGTTGTGTATATTGATGAAGCTGCGATTAATAAATTAACCTTCTCTAAATTACGTGATGAATCTGGTTCATTTATTGTTGCCAACGGAAAAGTTAAAGCTAACTACTTAGACACAAATGGTTTGATCATTCGTGATGCAAATGGTGTACCTATCTTTGGTTCAGGCACTCCCTTAACCTTAGATTTTATTACTGGTTTAGGTTCTTTTGCTACTAGAAATAGTTTAGGGTTTACTGATCTTATTGGAAGTAAGCCAGCTATTGATGCAACTAATGGTGCTCCTGCTGGAACATTTGTAAATGGGGTAGCTGTCGCTACACTTACTTCTAATGCTGCAAATGGTCTAAGTGCTTTCACTGGAACTGTCAAATATCGCACCGGAGGTGCTCCTACAAATGCGCCTGTGGCTACTGGAATTACAATCACCAATAACACTAACGGTACTTGTAATATCCGTTTAGATTGGGCTGCATACACTCAAGGCACAAACCAAGCTGATTTTATTATTCTGGCTTGGACAAAGGATTCTTCAGCACCTGGGTTAGCAGACTCTACGATCTTATTTAATGTTACATCCGGTGCTTCATATTATGTATTTGAAGGCGTGAATCCTGCTGACACATATAGCTTTGGTATTGCTGCAGGACGTAGAACTGAATTAGGTTTAGAGATTACTTCTTTACATACTCCTACTACTGCTCCTGATTGGAGAGGAGTGACCGGAGGTACACCTAATTTCACTGCAAATATTGATGGCGTATCTGCCGCAGTTCTTAAAGCAGGTATTGAAAATTTCAATAATCGAAATGACCGTAATGCTGCGGGTATTTCTTTACCTTCTGTAGCAGGTAATGGTACTGCTGTGGATCACATAGCAAACACAGATGGTAGTGTTGATTTAAGTTTTGAATGGGGGTGGTCAGGTAATAATGCAGATATTGATGGTTGGATTATCTATGTACATTCTGCAGCTTCAAGCACTTCTTTCTATTCATTTGGCACATCTGTAGCTACAGAAACTTTGTACTATACTGCACCAGAAAAAAGAGCATTTTTATTATTGGGTGTAGCGGCAAATAAATACTATACCTTCGGTATTGAAGCTTATCGTGTTGTGGATAAAGATATCAATGCTTCAGGGATTATTCGTAGTGGGGTTATTACAGGTAGTTTAAGTGGAGAGAATCCATATCAACCTAGTTCTACTGTAGCTTTTGCTGGGGATATTACTGGAACAATTAATAGTATTAATGCTTCTACTGTAATCTCAAATGCTTCTAATGGTAATGTAGCTTTTGCAGGAACAGATAAATTTCGTACTGCTGCTGCTCCTAGTAATGTTCCTGTAATAGGAACCATAACGCAATCGCAAACTTCTGATGGAAATATTGTTGTAGAAGTTCCTTACACATATTCACAAGGTACTTTGCCTGCAGATAAGCTTTATGTTTACTACCGAGAAGGTGGAGGTACTGTAACATCCGCTGATACAGCAATGGCTACTAATCCTGTATCTGGTTCAATGGAATTTACATTGAAACCTCAGACCACATATTCATTTGGTGTGCAAGCAGTTCGTACAGTTGATAGTGGCCCTATAGGAACTACTATTACTTCTTCTGCAAATATCACAACTACAGAAGCTTTATTTAATGGCTCAGTTGCGGGTAAAGCTGCGTCTCTTATTGTGAGTGCTGTGAATAACTTCAATACAGCTAACGATAGAAATGCTACTGCTGTATTAGCCCCTACATTAAACAACTCTGGTAACTGTGTCGACCATACTCTTCAAACAGATGGTAGTGCCAATATTAGTTTTGAGTGGAATTGGTCTGGTACTGAAGGAGATATTGACGGTTTCCAAGTATTTGTATTTCAATCTAGTACTTTCAGTTCTTCGTATAACTTCGGTACAGATGATAATGCAGAGACTGTATATGAAGTTCCTGCTGTTAAAAGGGCTTTCATTATTTATGGTACTCCTGCGAATAATTACTATACCTTTGGTGTACGTGCTTATCGTAAAGTAGATAAGGATATTGCACCTGCAGGTATCATTGCCAGTACCTTAGTTAAAGCTACTTACACAGATGAGAATCCCTATCGTCCTTCTGCTAGTGTAGCTTTCGTAGGTAATGTAACTGGAACCGTAAACAACATTCCTGCAAACCAAGTAAATGTATGGAGTAGTATTTCAGGGACAGGTAAACCTGTTGATGGTGCTGATGTAACTGCAAACAACACTGCTGCAGACTTTGTGGGTCGTGGTGTTCTCGCTAGACAGGATGCGGTATTTCTTGGTTCAACAGTTAAGTTTGCTAACGGAGATGTAATTGGTTTAGGGGATCTAGTTACAAGATTATCTAAAATCGGTTCCGGAAACATTAGTACATTTGTTGATGGATTAGCTATTACAGATGCTTATATAGGTAATGCTGCAATTAAAACCGCTAAAATTGATGATCTAGCGGTAAATACCCTTAAAATAGGTACTAATGCAGTTACTATACCTAATGCACAATCCTGGCCGGGAACTACAGAGGGTACTGGGGCTAATATTACTGTAGCTACTCTAGCCATCACCTTGGATTACCCAGGTACTGTTTATGTAGCCTGTGGGGGGTATATTAGTTATGGTTCAGGGTGGAGAACGGTGACTACTTCGTTGTATATCAATGGTACAGGTGTAGCTAGTGGGGGTGGTGCAGAAGGGTGGACAAACGCAGCTCTGTCTGGGGCATTAGAGGATCAGCCTGCAGGTACATATACTGCTACATTAGTATTTAATGGTGCTGCCGGTAGTCGGATACATAATCCTTCTTTATATATTGTAGGAACAAAAAAATGATTAATTATTCTATTGTAGAAGGAGATTATTTAATCTCTTTTGGTACAGTTGCTTTTGAGGTAGATTTACCTAAAGTCTCTGGGAATCAATCTATTTTATTAAACGAGTTACATAAACCTACTTTCGGTAATAAATCAGGTGAGCGTTGGAATATTAAAACTAATCGGTGGGAAGATGTTCGTACAGTTAAAGAAAAAGATGCTGCTAAAGAATTTGAGACACAAGCTGCACGTTATGCAGAATATCCCCCATTAGCTGACTTTGCTGATGCAATGTACTGGCAAAGTAAGGGGGATAATTCTAAGCTGACTGCTTATTTCAGTAAAATAGATACAGTTAAGCAAAAACATCCTAAACCAAAGAATTAATGAGATAATTCTTTTCAATTTTATTACAGGAGTCTAGTAATGACTACTACTGTCAACGTAACAATTAAAGCTATCGATCAGTTTAATAATCCAATTTCTAATGCAGAGATTTTTATTAAATTGAATCGTTTAGAAGTCGTAGCCGACTCTGGGTATATGTTCCCTGAACGCATAGGCGTAGTTGCAAATAATTTAGGTGTGGCTGTAGTAGCTCTTGTACCTAATTTCTTTGGTTCAACTGAGAGCCAGTATGAGTTTCATATTAAAAATCCTGCTACAGGCAATATTCAAAAGATTGTGGCAACGATCCCTAATAATGATTGTGAGCTGCATACCGTAGCTGAGTTGCCTGCATACGAAGGTAAGACAGATGGACAGCTTGCTATTGAAGAAGCTGTTGCTGCTGTAGCTCCTGCTATTGAAGCTAAGTTACTGGCTCAAGCTGCTGCCGAAGAAGCTCAAGGGTATGCCGAGATAGCCTCATCTGTTGCTGGTTTTAATATCACAATCGGTAGTGTTACTGAAGGGGATGTCGCAGCTACAGTAACAGGCACTTTACCTAATAAGGTATTAAATCTGGTTTTGCCTAGAGGTGTTCAAGGGGTGCAGGGTATTCAAGGTATTCAGGGCACTCAAGGCATACAAGGGATTAAAGGTGATACAGGAAACCAAGGCATCCAAGGTATTCAAGGGGAAGACGGTATTCAGGGTGCCCAAGGTATCCAAGGTATTAAAGGGGATATTGGAAATACTGGAGCTCAAGGTCAGCAAGGGATTAGTGCGTACCAAGTAGCAGTAAATGCTGGTTACGTTGGTACGGAGTCTGCTTGGATATTATCTCTCAAAGGTGAAACGGGAAATACTGGGATACAAGGTATTCAAGGTATCAAGGGTGACACTGGCGATACAGGAATTCAAGGTAATCAAGGCATACAGGGAATTCAAGGGATTCAGGGCATACAAGGTATTCCCGGAACCAATGGAACTGATGGAACCAGTTTTACTGTTGATGCTACTGGTACACTTGCTAATAAATCTGCCTATGATTCTGAAGCAGCGGGCTTCTCTTACTTAGCTACTGATACAGGTAATCTTTATATTCGTCAAGGAGGCTCTGGTTGGTCTGCTCCTATTCCTTTTGGTAAAGGCGAAACTGGTGAACAAGGTATTCCAGGTATCAACGGTACTAATGGAATTAATGGCATAAATGGTACTGATGGCGTAGATGGCAGTAATGGTTTAAGTGCTTATCAAATAGCTGTCAATGGAGGTTACTCAGGCAATGAAGCAGCTTGGATACTTTCTTTGAAAGGGGTCAAAGGTGACACAGGGGATATCGGTTTAACAGGTAACACAGGTGCTGCAGGGGTAGATGGGGATGATGGCTTATCTGCATACCAGATCGCAGTCAATAGCGGTTTCTCTGGTAATCAATCTCAATGGCTTGCTTCTCTTGTAGGTGCTGCAGGAGCTAACGGTATTGATGGTACAAATGGAGTAGATGGGGCTGCAGGTACAACCCTGTGGTCAGGTATTACCGATAAACCTGTATTTGCTGCTGTAGCTACTTCTGGTTCAAAAGCTGATGTTGGTTTAGGTAATGTTGACAATACTTCAGATGCAAATAAGCCAGTAAGTACTGCTCAAGCTACTGCAGATGCTCTGGTAGCTTCTAATGCTGCAAGTGATGCTACGACTAAAGCAAATACAGCTCAAGCTAATGCTATTGCTGCAAGTACTCCTATTGCTCACGTAGGATCAGGAGGCTCTGCTCATGCAAATGTGGTGGCTTCCGGTGCTGCAGGTTTTATGACTGGTGTAGATAAGGCTAAACTTGATGGTGTGGCTTCTGGTGCAAATAACTACACCC